TTGGGCGAGTTGATGTCGCAGAGCGACTTCGCGACCCGGCGCGGCGTGGGTAAGTCGGCAGTCAGCAATTGGAAGGCCGCCGGGCTGTTGGTGTTCGCGGAAGCGCCGGGCGGAAAATTGCTGGTCGACGTGGAGCGCACGGAGGCGCGGCTCAACGCTAAGGTCGATCCGACGCGAGGGCGGCCCACCGGAGCGGTGGGGCAACTTCCATTTGCCGCCCCTGCCCCGGCCGAGCCGGGCGACCTGCCAAAGGGGCGCACCGCTGCGCTGGTTCGGGTCGAACTGGCGGAAGAACAGCTAATCGAAAAGCGCCAGAAGAACGCGCAGGCGGCGGGGGAATTGATGCCCTACGTCGAACTGGAGCGGCGCGGCGTGGAGTTGTGCCGATCGGCGCGGGAGCGGGTCAATGCCGCGTTCCGTGGCATGGCCGAGCGGCTGGCGGCGGAAACGGAAGTCCGGGCCATCATGGCGATCGGGCTGGCCGAGTTCGATCGTGTGTTCGTCAGCCTCGCTGAGAAATTCGCCAGCGGGGCCGCGACGTTTGAAGCGGATGAAGCGGCCGAGGATGCGGACGCCGAAAAGGAGGTGGCAGCACAAATCGCGGAGGCGTGAGCATGTACGATTATGACCGCTTCGGCGATAGCGCTGGCGCGGCCATGCGGGCCAATACCCGCCGGTTGGACAATGCTTTTGCCGAGGCGTTGCGCCCGCCCGAGAAAATGCTCCCATCGGTCTGGGCGGTGCGGAACCGGAAATTCGCCCCCGAAGACCCGATCCCCGGTGACTGGCGCAACGAAACCGCGCCCGAGCTGGTGGAAATCATAGATGCGATGGGGCCGGACGATCCGTGCGAAGAGGGCTACATCATGAAGTGCGCCCAGTCGGGCGGCTCGGCGTCAGCGGAAAACTGGATCGGGTTCCTCTCCGATCTGGCCCCCGCCCCGATGCTCTTCGTGCAGGCCACCTTGCGCGCGGCCCTCGACTGGGCGGCGGAAAAGTTCTGGCCGATGGTCGAGAATTCCCCGCGCCTCAATCCGAAAGAGGGCGGCACCATTCGGGCCATGGGTACGCCCGACGGCGAAGGATCGACCAAGGGTAAAATTCGCTTCTCGCGCTCGAACGGCTTCGTGCTTCTGGCCGGTGCCAACTCGGCCGCCTCACTGCGCCAACGGACCGTCCGCTACGCGGTCGAAGACGATCTGGACCAGTTTCCCGACGATCTGGAGGGGCAAGGCTCCCCGGAAATGATGGTGGACCAGCGTTTGAAGGTCTGGCGTCGACAGGGCCTGTCCAAGCGACTGAAGATTTCAACCCCGACGATCAAGGGTTCAAGCAAGATCGGGCGGGCCTATCGCGCCAAGGGCACGGATAGGCGTCGGTTCTACTTCAAGTGCCCCGATTGCGGGAGCCGGTTCCTGCCGGACTGGGCGCAAATCGAGTGGCCCGATGGCAAGCCTGCCGAAGCGGTGCTGGTCACGCCCTGTTGCGGGGTGACGGTGAAGCATTGGCGCAAGGCGGCGATGAAGCTGCCGGACGGCTGGCTGTCGGAGGAAATCGACGGCGAGAAACAGCCCACTGTCCTGACCGAAGAAGAATTCCAAGCTGCCCGTGGGCGGATGCCAGCCAGTGTGAAACGTGGTTTCCACTTGGCTGGCATCATATCCACGTTCCAGACCTGGGCGGATATGGCGGTCGCCTTCGTCGCGGCGCAGGGCGATCTCAACGCGCTAAAGGCATGGACCAACCTCGTTGCGGGTTTCGAGTTTGAGTTGAAGGGGGGAACCCCGGACTATGAAAAACTCAAGGAACTGACCGAACAGGGATGGGGCCTGAACCATATCGTCCAAGTGCCGATGGGGGCCTTGGTCGTAACCCTTGGTGTCGACGTGCAGGGGGACGGCGTTTACGCCGAACTGGTCGCCTGGGGGCCGAATGCGGAATGCTGGGTCATAGATGCCCGGTTCATTTCCGGCTCTACCGATGTGAAGGGCGAAGGGGCTTGGCGCGATCTGGACGCCTATGCGCGCCGCCAGTTCACCTTTCCGGGCGGAAAGTCCTTCGGTGTCGACCAAGTGTGCTGCGATGCCGGGTACAACACCGAGGCAGCGGAAGCCTTTTGCCGGGCGCATCCCAACCGACAGGCCGTATTCGGCCGTGCCGGTTGGTCGCTCCCCATTCTCGGCCGAGGTGAAAACCTCCGGTACGAGCATCAGGGGAGCAACGCAGGCAAGGCCAGCAAGCGAGCCGAGGACAAGGCCCATGTCGTCGGCACCTTCGGCGCGAAGCTGGCATGGTACGGTTATCTCCGTAACAGCCTGAAAGCCTTTGCCGAGGAACTGGCGGGCGTGATTTCGACCGTTCGCGGGCGCGTGCGCTTCTCGAACGATCTGCCGCCTGATTATTTCGAGCAGGTCACGGCCGAAACGGTGGTGACAGAGACGGTCAACGGCCATCCGCGCCGGACGTGGAAGCCGATGGCCGGACGTCAGAACCACTATCTCGACTGCCATGTCTACAACATGGCGGCCCATGAAAAGCTGATGCTCGACACGCTGACGGATGCCGACTGGGCGGCGTTGCGGGCCGATCGTTATGCGCCCCCGGCCAATCCGCAGCGCGGCCTGTTCGACGCGCCGTTGCTGACCAGCCCGGCGGTTCAAGCGGACCCGTCGCTCGCATCGCCGCCAGCGCCTTCGCCCCCTCCCTCGGTCCAGCCGGGGGCGGGATATCTAGACCCTTCGGAGAATTTCTTCTGATGCCAGCGCCCTACTATACGGACGAGATTGCCAAGCTGGAGGCGGGCCTGGGCTCCGGCGAGGCGCGTATCGAAAGCGACGGCGAGGCCGTCACCTATCGCGGCGTCCGCGATATCATGATCGCGCTGGACTATTTCCGGGGCAAGGCGGCATCGGCTCCCGCCGTTGCCCAGCGTCCGGCCTCCACCCTAGCCGTTTTCTATCCGGACTGACGCCATGGGAATCGCAGAAATCGTCGACGGCTTTATCGAGCCGATCGCTCCCGGCTGGGCGCGCCAGCGGATGGAGGACCGCGCCCGCCTGATCGCCACCAAGGCGGCGGTCGGATCGCTGCGTCAGTATGATGCCGCCACCCGCGACCGTCGCACGGCCGGTTGGCGGCGCGACGCCAGTTCGGCCGATGGGGAGGCGGCGCGGGGCCGCGACATGCTGGCGCGGGCCGGGCACGATCTGGTCCGCAACAACAAATATGCGAACAGCGGCGTGCGCCAGTTGGTCGCGACGATCTGGGGCGATGGAATCGTCCCGCAGGTCGAACACCCGGTTAAGAAAATCCAGAAGGCGGCGCAGGACGACTGGAACCGCTTTGCCGAATCCAAGGTCGATGGCCTGGGCGACTGGTACGGCCATGGCAAGGTGGCATGCCGCGAAATGATCGTCGGGGGCGAGTCGCTGACGGTCTGGCGGCCCGACGATCAAGGGCCGGATGCCAAGGTGGTCGGGCTGGAAGGCGCGCAACTCGACATGGCCGCCACCCGGCGATTGAGCGACGGGGGAAAGATCGTTCAGGGCGTCCAGACGAACGCGGGTGGCGATCGGACGGGATATTGGTTGTTCGATGACCACCCCGGCGATCCGATCGGCGCAGCGGCTGGTTCCCGTTTCCGCCCGGCCGAACATGTCGACCACCTCTATGAGCGGCTTCGCTTCGGCCAGACGCGCGGCGTAAGCTGGCTGGGCGCGGTCGCGATGACGTTGCGCGATATCGGCGATATCGAGGACGCCAAGCGGCTACAGGAAAAGGTGCAAGCCTGTATGGGCTTGGTCGTGTCGCCCGGCGAGGCGCGCGGGACCAGTCCGCTGGGGACGCAATCGGCCCCCGCCAATTCGCCCACCGGGCCGCTGGAAGAAGCGATCCGGCCGGGCATGATCTTGCGGCTTGGAGCGGGTGAAACGGCCAGCACGATCACGCCCACGCCGTCGAACACGACCGTCGATTTCATCCGCCAGCAATTGGCGGGCGTTTCGGCCAGCATGGTCCCGTATCACCTGATGACCGGGGACGTGAGCCAAGCCAATTATTCCGGCCTGCGGGCCGCGATGAATGGCAGTTACACGCTGGTCGACGACTGGCAGCAAAACGAGGTCATTCCGCTGTTGGCTCGTCCGGCCGTCATGCGGCGGATGCGCCGCCTCGCCATGCTGACCGGCGATCGGCGGTATCTGGACGTTCGGGTCACTTACGCCCGGCCGGTCCGCCGCATGGTCGATCCCATCAAGGATTTAATGGGTGAAATCATGGAAATCCGCGCCGGTCTGAAGCTGATGACCACGGCGCTGGCCGAGCGAGGCATCAACGCGGACGAGCATATGCGCGCCATCGCGCAGATGAACACCACGATCGACGCGCTCGGCCTGGCGCTGGACGGCGATCCCCGCCGCGTCACCGATAGCGGCGTCCTTCAGGTCGCGGCCGGATACATCAACCCGAAAGCCGGTCAGGCGGCCGAATAGGAGACAAATCATGATGCGTTCTCAACCGGCGCCCGGCGGGGCGACCGGGGGCCTTGCTGCGCCTCCGGGTGCCCGTCAGGGCGTCCGTTTCGCGAACTTCAACGCCAACAGTTACGATGCCGCGACGCGCAGCGTCGAAGCCATCCTGTCCGTCGGTGCGGCGGTCGATCGCGGCGATTTCATTGAAGAGCGTCGCCATGGCGGTTGCGCGTGCCATGTCGGAGGGCGGGGAACTGGCCCCTGCCCTCCAGGCGCAGGCCGTCGCAGCCTTGAAGGGGATTCGTATGTCGGTGCTGCGCGATTTGGCGTGGCATGGCCTTCGCCAGCATCATCCGGCGATTACGCTGAATGAGGTGAGCGCCATTACCGATACGATCGGCCGAGAGAAATTCGGCGAAATCATCGGCAAGGCGCTTCATGCGGCGCAGGGCCATGTCGGGGAGGCTGGGGACGAACCCAAGCTGGGAAACGGACCAAAGGCAAAGGCGAGGCCGCCAGCCAAGCCCAAACGTTAGGAAAGACGCCGTGGGCCAAACTGGAGCGGCAGTGGGTCCGGTTCGGTTTGCCTGCGGCCGACTTCTGGCAAGTCACCCCGGCCGTGACGCGGGCAATGGTGCTGGGGCGGATCGATGCAGGGCGTGACGATTACGACCTGGCCAAATTCGGGGCGTGGCAAGCCGAGTGGTTCCGGCGTCAGGAGGCCTTGAAGCCGTTCGGCGAATATGCCGCCCCGGCCGAGCGATCGGACGAAAACGAGCGGCAATCGGCCCAAGAAATGCTGGCGTCGATGGTATCCAAGGCCAGTCAGGGCGCACCGATCACTGTTGAACTGGTCGATGCGCCTCGGCGGAAGGGCGTTTAGCGATGGTCCGCGACGTAGCGTTTCAGCACGTCGTCAAGCCGGGTTTGCCAGCCCGCGCCGCTGCCTTCGAAGAAGTCGACGACTTCGCGGGATAGGCGGATCGTCTTGGGAACCTTGGGGGGCTTTTTCTGCGCGCCGCGCACGCGACGCATTTCCGCGGCCAAGGCGGGCAGGGCCTCGGCGAAGGGGCGGGCGCTGGCAAGCTGTTCATCGGTCAATTCAGGGTTGTCCGATACGGCGTCCATATCGGCCTGGGTGTAGGGCTTGGTCATTCTAGCAGTCTCCGTTCCTTCACGCTGGCGGGGCGGGCCGAGATGATTGACAGCCCCTCGTTGCCGAGGGTCGCGAAAATCACGGTAATAATGCCGTTCAATCGACCCACCGCGTACCAGCGGCCTTCCTTCGCCTCACCGATCAGGGCGTTCAGGAAAAACGCTTCGTCGATATCCGCGAAGTCAATGCCGTGCTTGGCAAGGTTCGCAGCGCGCTTCGGTTCGTCCCAAACGATCATCATGGACTTTGTGTACGTACAATTAGGGTTGCGGTCAACCATATTGTACGCACAATTTGATTAAAATCTTATCAGGGGCTGTCCGTTCGGGCGGCCCTTTTTCTTGCAAAGGGATAGCGCATGGAAGGGCTTCTGGCGTCGCTGACGTTCGGGATGAACGTGCAGGATGCGGCGTTCAAGGCCGCGCTGTCGTCGGATCGCGACGCGCTGCGCCAGACCGAGCGCCAGTTCCATTCGTCGGGCGACGCGATGACTAACGCCATGACCACGACCGCGCGGGAAGTGGCCATCCGGCGCGTCGAGTGGTCGTTCGACCGTCCGGCGCAGGTCAACCGGTCGAAATGGACTATGCGGCGGCAGGTCGTGCAGCAGCCCGGCCCGGCGTTGTGGAGTGCCACGGCCGAAATGGCCGTGCGGATCGGCACCGACGAATGGTTGGAGGCCGAGGCGTTCTTGATCGACCTTGAAGGCGCGATCAACACGTTCCGGCTGGAGGCTGCTGCTGCGGCCCAGACCGATTTGGCACTGACACCGATGGTGGACGGCGCTGGACAATATGGCCGGTCGCTGCGCCTCCGGGGCGGCATTCCCGGAGGCGGGTTGAAGCGCGGTCACAAGATGACCGTCAACGAGCAAATGGTGTCGATTTCCGCCCCCTTCGCCTTCGGAGCGGACGGGCGCGCAACGGTCACCTTCAAGCCGTCGCTACGGCTGTCCCCGCAGGATGGGGCTGCCGTGGAGATGCGGAAGCCCACGGTGCTGGTCGCGCTGGTCGGCAGCGCGGTCGGCTGGTCGGAGGATCTGGGCGGCATTTTCCAGGCCAAGCCCATTCAACTGGAGGAAGCGTTTTGACGATGGACCCAGCCACGCTGTCGATGCTGGGCGCGGACGTTCTGCGCCCGCCGTTCCTCGCTTGGCTCGATATCTTGGGCGATCCTGTTCGCGCCACGACCTGGGAAACCTCCCTGACGTTGTCGGGTACGGGCGACCCCGATCTGGATGGCCAGCTATTTTCCGCCGTCAGCCCCGAATTTGGGTCGATCAGCGGCGTCAAGCGCGCCACGGGCGGGTCGGAGACGGTCACCGCGACGCTGTCGGGCATCGTGGGGCCGAACAGTGACCTGTTGAACGTTCTCGGCGATGAAACGCGATGGAAAGGCCGGGTGGCGCGCCTGTGGTTCCTGACGCTCAACAGCGCGGGCGATCGGGTGGGGGCGGTGGTTCCCTATTACACAGGCCGCATGGTCGGTTTTTCGATCAGTGGTTCGGCCGATCAACAGACAGCGCGGATCACGATCGAAAGCTATCTCGCCTCGCTGACCGCCGCGTCGCAGCGGACCTATCAGGATCAGGCCGATTTCGTGCCTGGGGACAATTCCGCCTCGCTGACGCTGGCGGTCGTGAATGGGGCAAAATCGGCATGACGCGCTTACCTGACTGGGAGGCGCGCCTTGCCGAATATCTGGCCAGCGTCCTCCACACGCCGCACGTCTACGGCGATCATGACTGCGCGCTCCATGGTGCCAATGCGGTCTTTGCCCAGACGGGCGAGGATCACGGCGCGCCATTCCGTGGGCGCTATTCGACCGCTCTTGGCGCGGCGCGGGCGCTGAAAAAATACGGGGAGGGCACGCTGGAGGCGACCTTCGACGGTCGTCTGTCCTCTGTGGCGCCAGCGCTCGCCCGGCGTGGCGATCTGGTTCTGGCGGATGGGTCCATCGGCGTGTGCGTCGGTGGTGAAGCGGTTTTTGCGGGGGAAGCCGGGCTGACGCGGATCGCGCGGCCGGGCTGGACCCGTGCTTGGAGAGTTTGAGGCATGGGTAAGGTAATCGGGACGGTCGGTGTCATAGTCGGCGCGGTCGCGCTCGCTGCGACCGGGATCGGTGCGATTGCCGCGCCCGGCCTGGCTGGCGCGCTGACGATCGGCGGCATCAAGGCCAGCACGCTCCTGCTGGCGGGCACAGCCTTGCAGTCGGTCGGGCAGGCGCTGACCAAGCAACCCAAGGCCTCGGCCGCGACGGTCGACCGGCTCCACGCCAATCTGGTCGCGGATGCGCCGCGCAAGTTCGCATTCGGCCGGACCGCGTTCAACACCGACATGCGCTACCAGGAATGGTGGGGCAATGAGCAGCAATATTGCAGCCAAGTCTTCGCGCTGGCGTCGCACCATTGCGAATCGGTCGATGAAATTTGGCTGGACGACAAGCTCGCTTGGACCGCTGCTGGCGGCGTTCAGGGGGCGTTTGCCGGGTATCTGCGCGTGCAGGTACAGCCGCAGGCGACCACATTCTCCCGCTTTAATGCGGGCTGGTCGGGCCGTTGGGGCGCGAATGCGACTTTTGCCGGATGCGCGACCCTGTACCTTGAATTCAAGGTCACGGGGAACGGGAAGAAGGGCACGAGCCCGTTCTCCAGTTCGATAACCAACCGCGTTACTGTGGTAGGCAAGGGCGCGCGTCTGCCCGATCCGCGTTTCGACAGCACGGTCGGAGGATCGGGGGCGGTCCGGGTCGTCGATCAGTCGACCTGGGCATGGGCACCGTCCGGCTACGAGGTCGGGCGTAATCCCGCACTCGCGCTGCTGTTCTATCTGCTGGGCTGGCGCATTCAGAACCCCGTTGCCGGCCAATGGGCCTTGGCCGTGGGGTGTGGCGTCCCGGTCGACCGTATCGACCTGGGCAGCTTCATCACGGCCGCCAACCTGTGTGATGAGCCGGTATTGAAGGCGGATGGTTCCTATGAGCCCCGCTATCGGTGCGATGGCGTATTTTCGGAAAGCGATGACCGGTCGCAGGTGATCGCCGCGTTCGAAACGGCGATGAATGCGAAGTTGCGCGACAGTGCGGGGCGCTTCTCGCTTCAGGTGCTGCACAACGACCTGGGCACGCCGGTTGTCGACTTCACCGATGACGATGTTCTGGGCGACTTCACTTGGACGGCAGGCAACGACCTGAACGACCGGAAGAATGTGGTGCGTGGCCGCTATACCAATGCGGGGGCGCTGTACCAGCTTACCGATTTTCCCCCGATCCGCTTGGCGTCGCTCGACGGTATCGATCGTATCGACAGCGTGGATTTGGCCTTGGTCCAGTCCGGGAGCCAAGCGCAGCGTCTGGGCAAACAGCGTCTGCAACGGATGCAGTATCAGGGCACCTTTGCCGCTGAATTCAATGCCAAGGGCTGGGCGGTCAAGGATGGCGATATCGTCCGACTGACCTTCGCGGCGCTGGGCTTCGATAAGAAGCTGTTCCGCGTTGCGGAGGGCCTGATCGATCCCACGGGCGTGGTGCCTCTCGTGCTGGTCGAAGAAAATCAGGCCATTTACGCTTGGGACCGTGGCGATGCCGCGACGGTGCAGGCGGCGGAACCCAATAGCTTCAATCCGTTAATGCTCCCCATCATCGCCGCCTTGGATGAGGCGGGAAAATCGGCCGAATGGCCGGTGATTACGGGTGAAGGGAAGCCCGACGATTATGCGACTAATAGCGCGGACCCAAATTCCGCGTTCGGGCCTGATGGGACCGTAAAGGAAGCAATCGCCCAGCTCGATCGCATTGAGTCGATCGTCCGCGACACGGCCGGGCTGAAGGAAGCGCAGAAGGACCTAGACGAGGCGGTCGATCGCCTGCGCCAGAGCGACGATGCGGCCGTCGTGGCGCTGGCGCAGCTGCGCGGCGTCGTGCTGGACGGTGCGGCGACCCAGCGTCAGCTCCAGCGGGCGGAAGGCAAGCTGGCCGCCGCGACGCTTCAGCTCCTGATGATGTCGGACGCGGCCGATACGCGGATGCGCGACGCCGGTTTCATCACCGATCCGGCAACCGGCAAGGTCTATGCCTATGCGCTCGACCGCCTGGGCGATCGTCAGACGAAGGTCGAGGCGACGCTGGACGCGCAGGCCGGGCAAATCGCTCTGCGCGCAACCAGTACCGAGGTGGACGAGAAAATCCTGAAGGCGGTGCTGAACCCCGAGCAGGTCGCCCAGCTGGAGCCGCTGTTGGCGCGGATTGCAGCGGTCGAGGTGGTCTATGACGCGCTGAAGGCGGAGGTCCGCACGAAAGCCGAGCTGGTCGAGTTGACCAAGGCGGTCGCGCGCATCACCAATGCCGAGCAGCGTATCAGCGCGGCCGAGGGGCTGATCGCCAGCAAGGTCGAGCAGACCAGCTTCGACCAGGCGCTGATGCGCATCGGCTCGGCCGAGCAGCTGCTACAATCCTATGGCGACGTGTCGCGCTACAGCGTCGAGCTGCGCCAGTCGCGCGCCGCGCGCAGTCAGAGCGATCAGGCGCTGGCGGCGTCGATCCTGGGGGAGCATCAGGCAGACGAGCTGCGGCTGACCGCGCAGGCCCTGTTACGGCAGGAGCTGTACGCCAAGATCGTCGATGGCGACGCGCTGGAGGCGCGGGCGCGGACAGAGATCGGCTTGCAGCTTCGCAACCTCGACGCGCGATCGGTGCAAGACCGGTTCCTGTCGATCGAGCGCGATGCGGTGCTGGCGCAGGATATCGACGCGCTGGGCGTCCAGAATGGCCAGCAATCGGCGGAGATCGCCTCGCTGCAAAAGACGTCGCTGGCGGCGGGTGTCGGGATCGCGGGCGTCGAGCAGACCATTCGCCAGCAGGCGCGTGGCCAGTCGCAGGCCGACGCGGCGTTGCTGGGCGGCATCCTGGGCAGCGATCAGGCCGAGAGCCGGTTCATCACGTCGCTGGCGGAGATCCATTCGCAACTGACCACGACGCTGGTGGCCGGTTTCAGCGCGGAGGCGGTCGCGCGGCAAGGACTGCGCGCGCGCATCGATTCGGCGGACGCCCGCTTCGATCAGGAGGCCCGCAGCACGGCCGACCGCATCCGCGCGGTGACCTCGCTCATTACGTCGCTCGGTGCGCAGTTCGACGATCCGACAACCGGGCTGGCCGCGACGCGCTCCGATCTGTCGCGGCTCGCGAGGGTGACGGCAGAGGCCGCGCAGGCGAATGTCGAGGCCATCGAGCAACTGCGCGGGATCGTGACCGACCCCGTGACCGGGTTGGAAATGACTCGGGTCGCCCTGACCGATCTTACGGAGCTCGTGGGCACGCAGAACACAGCCGCCCTTCACCGGTTGGAGCTGCTGGAGGGCAGCGTCAATGATCCGGCGACGGGCTTGCCATGGGCGCGCGGGGCCATCGCCGATCTGGGTCGCGTCATGCTCGAACGCGACAACGCGCAGGTCGAGTCCATCCGACAGGTCCGGGCCGAGGTCGATGGCGTCGGAGGCGTCGGTTTGGAGCAGGCCATGAAGGCTGTCGTCGACCGGCTTGGTAAGATCGAGGGCACGATCACCTTCAAGATCGACGTCGACGGCAACGTCACCGGCCTCCAGCTGGTCGGCGGCGCGAAAGGCCCAGGTTCCCTCAACCTCATCAACACCGACCTGCGCATGGGAAAAGGTATGATCATCAAGAACACAGGCGCGTTCATGTCCGTCGAGGGCGTGGGCTTTGGCGTCGCCAAGGACCTGATCGAGTGGTTCGGGCCCACGATGTCCGTCGACCAGTGCAGCCGCGCCAATGCGATCACCTACAAGGCCGCGAACGGTGACGTGTACACGGGCGGCAGCTTTTCTGCTGGCACGCTGCGCAACGGCAGTGCTTCAAGCAGCCTAGCCGCCGATGCGGTGGCGGAGGTTCCGGCCTTCGGGTCGAACGGTAAGCCGGTGCGCTATGTCGCCAGCTGGTCCTACTACAGCGAGTACACCCGCACTTTTGCTGCCGATAATGACGGGCTCGACCAGTTCAATCGGACTGTCGCGTCCTTCAACGCGACGTCCGATGATGGCGGAGCCATCTATTTCGGCTCCAAGAACGACGAGCGGACCGGTTCGACCATCACGCTGAGCCGCGCGTTCGCGGGGGCGTCCTATGCGCAGCTGGATCAGCGCAGCTGGACGACCGAGCAGGTCACCTTTCGCGGGTTGAAGCCTTCGCCGGGCGACGCGCCCGGCCGGGCGACCTTCACCGCCTCGATCGGGGGCGGCTTCACCGTGCTCGATCCCGTCCAGTCCACCGCCAATCGAACCCTTCGCCTCGCTCTGTCGCGCGGCTTCACCCTTTCCGAGGGCGTCATCCAGCGCCTGACCATCGTCGCGATCGAGGAGTAAATTCATGTGGTACACGGGTACGGCGACCTTCACCGCCGGTAGCTTGGAGGTGGTTGGCGACGGCAATGTCGACTTCGTCAGCAACGTCTTTCCCGGTGACGCGTGCATCGGTCCCAACGGCCTCCCGATGGAGATCGACCGGGCGGACAGCCGCAACAAGCTGATCCTGCGCACGCCCTATAATGGGCAGGGCGGGACGGGGCAGTTCAGGGTGCAGCCGACCCAGGACTATATCCGGTCGCTGGCATTTGCGGCCGTCGATCTGAAAAACACCTATGGCAATTACCGCGACACCGTTCTCCAAGGCATCTTCCAGCCCGGCACCAATGCCGCGCCAGGCGTCCGGGGCCTGAATGATCAGGATACCGGCTTGCGCTGGCTCGGTGACAACCGGCTGGCCTTGACGGCGGGCGGCGCAGACCGTGCTGTGGTGGGGCCAGACGGCCTTTCTGTATCCGGTCGAATGGACCTGCGAAGCACGATCGCGGTGGCCAATCCGAATAACGGCGCGGATCAGACCTATATCGCGCAGGACTTCTATTCGCCAACCGGTGCGCTGGTCGCGCGGATTTCTGCGGTGCAGGCCACCGGGACGTTTGTGGATGCTGGTCAGCTTGCTTTGTGCACGGCACGCGGTGGTGTCGCGACCGAGCAGGTGCGGATCATGGACACTGGCAATTTCGGCATCGGCATAACCGCTCCCACGTCGCGTCTCGACGTGGCGCTGCCAGGCGCTGGCACACCACGTGTTCGCGTCATTTCATATGGCGACGAGCCCGCGATCGACTTTTCGCGATATACCGGCGCAGCTGGCCTCTATTACGGCGGTCGCATCGGCATGACGCTCGATAGCCTGTGCTTCTATAATTCGGGCGGGACGGCCATAGGCGCGGCCGCTTGGAGCGAGCGGATGCGTATCGCTCCGGGCGGCAATCTTCTGGTGGGCGGCACCAGCGGCAACGGGAACGCCGTCAACGCGCATCGTATATCGAAAGTCGTCTCGCAAGCGCAGGCGTTGCTCGCGATCGACGGTAACGATGGCACGAGTGCGCTCTTTCTAGCAGTGGAGGCGGCGGGGAACGTCAGCACATCCGTTCCCGCCGCTCTCTTGCTGGGGCGGAACACGGGCAACGGTCGCAGCGCCAATGCGACCGGCACGATAAACGCTTCTGGCGCTGACTATGCCGAGTACATGCTCAAGGCGGCGGGATGCGGGATCATTGCCAAGGGGGATGTCTGCGGCGTCGATCGCGACGGCAAGCTGACCAAGTCCTGGGCAGATGCAGTCAGCTTTGTCGTGAAGTCGACCGACCCTTCCCTTGTCGGGGGCGATACCTGGGCGGCCCAGTTGCCTCCCAAGCCTGAACTGCCGGGTGGCGAGCCTATCCCGCCTGTTCAGCCCGGCGCTGCCCCTGTCGCACCGATCGAGCCCGGCCCCGAGCCCACGGAAGAGGGGCCGGTGTATGTGGCATGGCTCCAGGCTCGCTTCGCCTTCGCTGTCGCAGAGCGCGATTATGCCTTGGCGCTTGCCGAATGGCAGGCTGCAACCGACGCCTATCCCACTGCCCGTGCCGCTTATGAGGCCGATCATGCGGCCTGGGCAGATGCCAAGGCGGCCTATGCGCGGGACCTTCCGGCATGGGAGGCGCAGCTGGAAGCGGCGCGTGTCTGTGTCGACCGCATCGCCTTCTGCGGACAGGTGCCCTGCAATGTCTCCGGCGACTTCGCGGTGGGCGATTACATCATCCCCGTCCAGGACGGGGACGGCATCAAGGCCGTCGCGGTCAAGGATGACGACAGCCTGACCGACCGCCAGTATCGCCGTCGCATCGGCAAGGTCTGGGCGATCCGCGACGGTCGCGCGTGGATCGACGTGCAGCATGGATGACCCGTCGCCCGGCGGGCTGAAATGGAAGGACTGGATTCCGGTCCTGACCTTCGCGGTGCTGATCGGTGGTGCGCTGCTGACCGGTGGCGGCGTCATCCGTGACGTGCATGAAAACACACGGCGGATCGAATTGCTGGAACAGCGTGTCGAACTGCTGCGCTCGATCGACACGCGGACGGCGCGGATCGAAGCGAAGCTGGAGGTACTGGTTCCCGAAAAAGGGGAGGCGCGGCCATGATCGAGGGCGGTGTGGTGCTGATTGTCATCAGCTGGTTCCTGTCCTGTGCTAGTCCGGCCGAGAAACTGGTCAAAGGGCGGCGCGCCACGCGAACCATGGTCATCGGCGTCGTCCTGCGGGAGGCATATCCGCCGCCCGTTTCCTCTTCCTCCTTCATCGAACTGGTCGCGGCGATCGATGCCGGTTTCGAGGGCGATGCGTCGACGCAGGCGCATAAGGCCATCGGTGCGATTTACGACCAAGCGTAACCGCTGACGGCCGGACGCCGTCGACCCTCCCAACGGAGAAACACCCATGAAACTCATTACGAACTGGCGCCAGTCGTGGCGCTGGTGGTCGGTGCGCGTGTCCGCGATCGGCGCGGCCATCTATGCCTTCCTGCTGGTCGCGCCTGACCAGGCGCTGGCGATCTGGCAGGCGCTGCCCGCCGATGTCCAGGCACTGATCCCCAATGCCAAGGAAATCGGGCTGGCGCTGACCATCGCGGTCCTCGTGGCGCGTGTCGTGCAGCAGCGCGCAAAGGCGTCGCCATCAATCGGCGTCACGACTGACACGGCGGGAAACGTCATCGGCTTGGCGATCGATGGAAGCGGCAATTTGCAGGCAGGGGGCAAAGATGAAGCGGCCCGCTAAGACCGCGATCGGCGCGGCCATCGCGGCGGCCGTGGCGGTGGCGCTGCCCATCGCCTTGCCGCTGACCGATGCGTCGGAGGGCTTGCGGCTAAAAGCCTATCAGGACCCGGCACGTATCTGGACGATCTGCAACGGCCGGACGGCCGATGTAAAACCGGGCGATACGGCAACGCGGGAGCAATGCCGCGTCTGGCTGCATAGCGACCTTGCCGAGCATATGACGGCGGCCGCGAAGGCGACCCCCCGGCTGGTCGAAAATCCACAGGCGCTGGCGGCGGCCGGTGACTTCCATTTCAACGCAGGGGGAGTGTGGTGGGGCAAATCGCCGATGGCGGTGCATTTCGCGGCCGGTCGCTGGGCCGAGGGGTGTAAGGCCTTCATCGGCTATATCGTGATGGCACAGGTGCCCAAGCCGATCGCGGGAGCGCGGTGCACCCGAAACACCAAGGGCAAGCTGTATTGCGAGCTTCCAGGCCTTGTCACCCGCCGCCAGCGCGAATCGCGGATGTGCCAGTCGGGGCGCTGGCAATGAGCGGGCGGCTAATCGTGGCTGTCATCGGCGTCGTCGTGATTGTCGTGGGCGCGATTTGGCTTTTCCAGGCTGGCCATCGTTCCGGCGCGGATCGCGTCATCGCCACGGATGCCAAGGTCCATGCCGCCACGGTCGCGGAAGCGCGGACCGATGAACGGCAGGCCGCCGCCAGCACCGCGACCATCGCCGCCCGTGCGGCCCGCGCGGATGACCTGACCGATCGCTATGTTCGTCAAACGATAGAGGACCTTCGCCATGCGATATCCGATGCGCCCGCTGCTGCTGGCGACACTCTGCCTGCCGCTGATGTCGACAGCGTGCGGAACCGCCTCAACGCCGCGACCGACCGCGCGAACCGAGCGGCCGGTCCTGCCGCCCCTGCCCAGTAACCTGACCAAGACCGAGCGGCTGGAGCCGTTGACCGCCGCGCCGTCCGGCAAGCGGATCACCGTCGACCAGGCCATCTTCCTCGAAATCGTCACCCGCTTTGCCGAGGCGATCGGGGCCGTCGAGCGCGGCAACCGGCGCGCGGTGGCGGTGGCGCAAGAGCGCGAATGTGTGCGGGCCATATTGGCGACCGGAGCGGTCGCTACCGGCTGTCAGCCCGAGGTACGGGGCGGGAGGTCGGGAGACCCCTCCGGCGGTAGATAGAACGGCTCCTATCCTCGTTTGAAAGCCGTCCCGGCGCGCCCGCATCAGTCCCGCATGGCTGACGCGCGCGACATTACTCCAGGTACAAAGGAACATCCATGAAATCCTGTCTTGTGGCGGGCGCGATGGCGCTTGCCTGCCTCATCGCCACCCCGGCGGCGGCGCAAAACTACCCCCAAATCGTCGCACCTTCAAACGTCGTCCCACCCCAAGGCGTCGCATTCAAGGCGGCTGACGGCTCGACGAACGTCGCCTCCCCCACCACCCCGCTGCCCGTAGCCACGCGTGTTGAGGCTTTTCAACTCGCGACGGCGAATACGGCAGCCCCACCCGTCGCGCTCGTCGGTGGTAGCTATATCTGGGCGCAGGGGTGCACCGGCTATGGCTCGGTTGCGCTTCGATACCGAGGACCGGATGGTGCCACGATGGTCACGATGGTCACGAAGACCGCCGCCGATTCGGCGGGCGGAACGCTGGTCCAGCTTGGAGGTGGCGCGATCGTCGACGTCGCGCTCAGCGGCACGACGGGCTGCAGCGTCAGCCTGACGCGGGTGCCGCAATGATCGGCCGCGCCATACTGGCGCTGATCGCTGCGTCGCTTGCTCTGGTCAGTCCGGCGCTATCCCAGTCTGTCGGTTCGGCCCCGCCCGTTGCGTTCGGCGCTGGGCAGCCTGTGGGTACGCCCGTTGCGCCCGCATGGTCTTTCGGAGCGTCCAGTTTCCGCACGGCCGGCGCAGACCTGTATCGGATGCAGGCGTCGGACGCGAACCGGCTGACCGAGCTGTCAGACCTGTACCTGCCGCCCCAGCCTGCAGGCTGGCGGGTGGTGTTCACCAACTTCGGCCTCGACCCGAACAACCGACCAGCCGGGACCGCGCGCGAGCAGAAGCCCGGCAACACCAACACGCTGGACTATGTGGTCGCGTTCACGGCGGTGAACGGCGGCGGGACGCGCGTGGCGCTGACGTTCGGCGGGGCGGGCTCGACGGTCATGGCGGACGGCGGCTTCGCGATCACCGACGCGGTCCCGACCGCCTGGCCGGGAGGGTTCCTACGCACTTCGATCAGCACCGCCATGGGCGCGGCGCGTCCGCGGGGCTTCACCAGCATGGGCCAGCTCGGCGAGGTGCGTCGTCACCTGGCCGCCCCGAATGCGACCTATGCCAATGGCGGGTCGATCACCAGCGTCGGCCTGACCGCCAACACGACGAACGGCTATTCGCCGGTCGCGGTGCTCGTCCCGTGGTCGCGTCAGCCGTCCGTCCTCGAGCTGGGTGACAGCATCACCCAGCAGGATGACCTTCCGCAACTGGCCAGTGCGCGGGGCGTGGTGGGAGGCATCACGCGCGGGCTGGACGATGACGGGCCCACCGGGCGATTCGGCGTCGGAAATTTCGGGCATCATGGCGCGCAGATGATCGATCTGATGGACCTGTCCGATGGCCGTTTCGGGCTGCGCTATCGGTTGCTTGCCTATGTCCGCGACACCCTGAACGGCGGTCAGGTGTGGCCTTTTTCGGTGATTTGGAGCCAAGGCCTGCGCAACGACTATTCCGCCATGGGCTATGCCCAGACCGACACCGTGGCGTCGGTGACGGCGGATATGCAGGCGCGCGCGACGGCGTGGTGGGGGTTCCTGGCCAAGACTTTTCCGGGTGTCCCGATCGTACAATCGACCATCACCCCGCGCACGGTGGACACCACGATGGCGCGAACGTCGCTGGCGTCACAGAGCGGCAATGGCCTGGGCAGTTCGCAACCGCTCCAGGCGGTGAACGACTGGATTATGGGGCGGCCGGGACCGCTGGCGTTGGTGGTCGATATCCGGGCGGCGTATCAGGCTCCCGACGACGGCAGTGGTATCCCGAAGTGGAAGCTGACCCCGCTGGCTGCGGCTGGCGGCGGAACGCTGTCGACGGCGCTAACGGTCGGCACCGATATCAGCAACACCGGGGTAAAGCTCGCAGCGTCGGTATCGCCGCAGACCGGCAACTATCTGGTGTTCGAGCCGGGCACCGCGAATATGGAGGTGGGGCCGCAAATCGGCACGTCGATCGTCAACAATGGCGATGGGACCTACACGGTCAAAGCGCTGTCCTATTATGCGATCAAGCGGGCCCATGCGGTCGGGACCGTCGTATCCTCCAGCAATAGCGGGGACGGGACGCATCCGGGTTCCGGCGCGCAGCAGGCGGCCGCTGTCCCGGTGATTGCCGCCAAGCCGTTGATTGCGAATCTGGCCAACCGGTAACACGCGGCGCGGTCGACGCTTCGGCCTAGCTGGTGTGGCGGGTCGACCAGTCCGGCACGACCATGCGCGCCCGCTTCCCGCATTTCGTGCAGAGGAAGTGTCGCTTTAGGCCCGGCACCTTGCGAGTGTCGGGCCAGCGATCGGCGTTCACCGAGGCGCTATGACCACATGCGCACCAGACCAGCACGCACCGGACGCCATTCTCCCGCATGTTCGCAAGGCTCATCCAGTCGGGATCGTCCTTCACCGCCAGCGCCTCCGGCGTCGTGGCGCGCTCTGCTCTGCTAACAGGCGCTTCACATAGTCGGTGTCGGATATCTGGGGAAATTCATCCATCGTCCGATAGATGCGCCCGCCCCGATGCCCGCACCCTTCGCCTTCGCCTTTGCAGACGACGCGATCCTGTAAATCGTCGATCACCGTTTCGCGGTGGATGCGTCGCGGGTTGTCGAAGTCATACAACAGGGTGGAGGCCCGAACGCGGCGGACGCGGTAGCAGCGAAGGCAGATGATGATGAAAGTCACCCCAAGCCCGCTGGCATCGTTGATCGTGTCGCACCGTTTGTAAGCCATGCGCGCATGAGAACGCATGGAGAACAGATTCGGTCAAGCCTGCGGTGGCGTCCAAGGATCGCGAGCGCCCAAAAGTCGCTCATCCATCCGGAGCCGCATAGCGACAGCGAGCCGCACGTCTTCGGGTAGAACCCTGGGCGATCCCCGCTCGACGAATTGCTGGATATAGGCTGCATTGCGTCCGGCCGCGCGGGACAGGTCCGCAAGGCTGATGCCCAATTCGTCGGCGCGCTTCGATAAATTGCGGCGAACTTGGCATACCTGATCCGTGGTCAACGCCACAGAGCGGATGCATACGAAAATGCTGCCCAAGTCATGCTGGTCAATCCCGCCGCGAACAACAGTCCCGTGGCGATCAGGTATGACCATTCTCCGACGCGACGCCATCCGCGTGGGGCCGGTTCGGATTTCTCACGTAAAGGGAATGGCGGGCCTCTACGGCGACGTGGTGGGCGCATGGCCTAAGCATGGGACCAGTCACAAAAAGCGCAAGAAACGTTTTGCACCCGATTTGTAAGCTATTGGGCTGAAACGATAGTTTCTTAGGGTGTTTTGCACGGAAACCCGCAGAAAACCGTGCATTGCGATAGCTTGGAAGGCTGCTGCACTACCATTGTGCTATACCCGCAACACCGCAGAAAACCTAGGTTTTCTCGATCTTGGTTGCTGATATTCCAACGGTCTTTCCGTTGGAATTCCAACATGCCCGGGGCGGCTCTTAGCCAAAGGGCCGCCCCGCTGCAAGCGTCAACGCAGGATTGCCCCTGCATCATCGGCGGCCTTCATTCCTGCTTCGATTGCCGCTGGATTGAGGTTTAGCTGTTCAAGGAAAAGACGGAGACCTTGCGTATCCGGTTGCTCCCAGCGTGTGACGCGCCCAGCGGGATGAAGGATTGCATATTCGTTGACGACGTCGTCTTCCTCACCATCGCTCGTGACAGGCACGGGCGGTCCACCGCTACCAACCATCCACGCAATGACAGGTGTCACCCATACGCCGGTTGGCACTCCGCCTTTGTCTTCTATTCCGATATAAAATGTTCCAGGCCGCGCCTGAATAGGTGTGAAATGTGCGCGCCGAATCCGCACTTCATATGATGCTGGAAAGCTAACCCGGCCCTCCTCTTTGAGCACAGCAATAACTTTGTTGCCCTCGATCCAATACCTATCGATCGCGGAGATATGGTAGGTGACGTTGTTATCAGCCATGAGAAACATGACATTCTCCGTTGTTAAGCGCTCTTGGTTTCGCGGCCCAGCTGCTTGGGCGCGCGTTCGTGGGTCAGGTCGACCGCCAGCATCGCCATGCCGGTGGTGCGGGGCAGGTAGGTCTCCAGGATCTTCTTCACCGTTTCGAGCTGGTGGCCGGTGATCGCCGATATCAGGTGATCGGGCAGGCCGCGCTGTCCCATGATGACGACGCATGTCCGGCGGAAGTCGCGGAACTGCAGGTCCTCGATTTCGCGAGCGAGCTGGGTGTCGCCAGCCTTCGACGTCACGTCGACCGCCTTGGCGCGGATCGCGCTGAACGACCGCTGGAAATACATCTGGCGCGTGGTCCGCTCCTTGCGATCGGCGGCCGTCCAGGTCTGGTCGCGGCCTTCGTCGAACAGGATCGTGGTGAGGCCCTTGGCCTTGGCGGCCGCGATGGCGACCTCCATCTTTTCGCGGGCGTCCATCGTGACGGGGACGCCGACCCACAGGTTCGTCTTGCCCTGGCGCAGGCGGATACCCATCACACGGCCGTCCTTTTCTCGGGCGGCCATGCGCGCATAGACGGCGGGATCGTCCGCCTCATAGGGCTGGATTTCGTCATAGCGGCTCTGCAGCAGCTTCAGCAGATCCTCTTCGCGTTGCCCGATGGTCCAGGCCATGATCATCGCCGCGGCCATGTTGGGGCGATCGAGCGCGATCGCGGCGTCGACCAGCGCCTGGCGCGCCAGCGCGCTGGCGAATTGCTGGCGTGGCGCGGGGGCGGACAGGTCGAGATCCTTGGCGGCCGGATTGCTGGTGATATGCTCGTTGTTCAGCGCCCAGGACCAGAGGGCGCGCAGCACCTTCAGCGTGTTGTAGGCCGAGGTGGCGCGCACGACGCCTTTGCGGGGCGCGTGGAGCGCGTCACGGAAAGCCTTGATATTGTCCAGCGAGATGGCGTCCATGCGCTCCTTGCCCGCCCAGCGGGAAATGACGCCCAGTTTCGAGGCATACTCGACCTGGGTCTTTTCGCTCAGCTTGGGGAAGCGGCTGGTGCGGAACTCGGCAATGACGGCATCGACGGTGTGGCGCTTCTCGATCCGCTTGACGTCGCGGGGAGAGGCGGTGCCGTCGCGCCAGGCAGCAATTTCCGCGTTGCGCGCGCGGGCGGCCTTGATCGCGGCATCCTCATCCTGGCCCAGCTTGAGCGGCTTCCAGCCCGCCTTTTTCAGGGTGGCGGACGGTTCCCAATAATAGCGGACGCCGCCAGCGGTGTTCTTGATGCGGAAACACGGGATCGAAATCTTCGCCATGGCGGGGGCTCCTGTGGCGGTGAGAGGGTGCGCGCCGGGTGGGGCGGCGTCAAGCGGCCTGGCGGTGTCGCTGGCGCTCGGCTTCGCGGTGGTCGGCCAGCGCGTCGCGCGCGGCGCGGGCTTCGGGCAGGCTGGGGGAGTGCCAAAGCACGTCGTGGGCGATTTCCAGCGTCAGCAGGCGGCGTTCCGCGTCATCGGCCGAGATGCGCCTGGCCTCAACCAGCTGGGGCCAGTGCTGGCGGCGCAGGGTGATTTCGCGACGCAGGCCGTGGATTATTTCCGACCAGGTGGCGATCGGGAAGCCAGGGGACCGTTCAAGCGCGCCCCAGTCTTCCGCAATGGCGCGGGCGATGCGCAGCTCGCGATCGGCGTCGATGCGCGACATGCGGCCTTTTGCGACGCGATCGGGGAAGGTGGTGAGGCGCGCGGCGTGCAGCTGGGCCGCCTCTGCCTTCATCGCCGACCAGAAACTGTCCGGTTGCAGCGCGCCAAGCGGCCGATCGTCGCGATAGAAGGCGAAATCGGGGGCGAAGGTCATGGCTCGTCCCGATCGTTCGGGTCGACGATGGTGCAGACCGCGACGGGTTCGCGCTCGATCGTGCAGGACAACGCGACACCGCATCCTTCGCAAGCTGTCACTTCGCCATGATGATCATGGAAACAGGAGGGGCAGGTCCATCTTTCCTCCCAAGGGCCGTTCTTCAGATAATCGCCGATGTCAGCCATTCCGCCCCTCCCCGTGCGAGAGGGCGGCGAGAACGTTGCTGGCTTCTGAGCATCGATCGGCTAGGTTGCGAGCGTGCTGTGGCACGGGCAGCTTGTCCGCGTGACTTCGGAGGACTGCACCAGCATACCCGACAGCAGACGCAAGAGCCGCCACCTCCCCCGCCGGGACCGCATCGACAGCGGGCGCGGGGGTGGTGGGGCAATTGCAAATCCTGATCGGGCAACGCGAATGCTCGCACCCCTCAAGATGCTCAACCTCCCCCGCATCGACCGCACGGCTGCCGAGGGCGGCGAGCTTCCCATAGGCTTCGCACATTCGGAGATAGCCCATGCGATAATCGCCGTCGCGGACGGCGGCATGTGCCTGCTCGATAATCGCCTCGCGCACAGCATCCGACGTCTGTCGGGGGGTCATGCTGATTTCCTCACATGATGGGGAAGTTCTTCATGCGGGCAATCCTCGTACAGATTGCCGAACAGGGGCGCGCAGTAGTCCCGCCAGCCAGCGTTCAAGCGCGCCTGCTGATTGCGAAAAGCCACGCACGGCCAGCACCGCTTAAAGCTGAAACCTTGGTGGTCCCAGACGCCGCTGGTGAACTTGTAATAGTCCCCCTTCGCGATCGTCTGTCCGCATTCGTAACAGCGATGATCCTTGGCTGCGCGGCGATCCTGTTCGCGATAAGCCTGAGCGGCGTTGTCGTCACAATCACACATCCTACTTCCCCCCATCGCTGGCGTGAGAGGCGGGGGTGGCGGGCTCATTTTCGTACGGCACAGTAGCCGAGAACAGTTCCAGCGCCTTGTCGAGCGCGGTTTGCTCGTCGTTGGGCAGCATGCCGGTATCGAAGGCTTCTCGGGCAGCGATGATCAATGAAACGACGCTCTGAGGAAGCCCCTCCCCCTGGCGGATCGCGTCTGCGGAGAGGGTGGAGAGGATGGCGTTGGCTCGGGCAGCGTTGCGGCGCTGCTCGATCACCGGATATCCGTCCTCCCGATCCTGAAACACAGCGGGCTCGAATCCATCCATGAAAAGCGTGTGCTCTTCGCCAGTTTCGTCCATCTTGGTCAGACGGTATGAATAGCCGAAATTGGCGTCGGCCTTCGTGATCGCTGCGATGATAGCGTCGCGGACAGAGGCGGGTGTCTTAGTGGTAGCAAGCGACTGTTCCGCGCCCTGAAGCTGCTCAAATTTGGCGAGCGGGATCAGCACGTAGCCAGGATGGTGCGTCTCGCTGGTCATGAAGTCGTCGGAAATGCCTTGGACCGCGCTCTCCACCGCCTCCCGATCCATCGCGGGCGGGGCGGCGCGGGATAGGTCGCGAGCGATCCGATACAGGCGGTCGGTGTCACCTTGATCAAAGCCCATCTTAGGGGAGGCAAAGCGCCATACGCGAGCCGCCACGTCGTGCAGGAACTCGCTATCAGTCTGCGTCACGGACTTCGCGCTGTCGGGTATTTGGTCAGCCATCCTAATCGACCTTTCGATAGATGATGGTGCCCCGGTCCTGGGGCAGGTAGCTGCGCTGGAATTTCAGGCGGCGCAGCAGGCGTGAGACAATCATGCCGTCGACGGTGATGCCGGGCGGGGTGACGGGCTTCAGGACCTCGATCGCTTTTTCCAGGGCGATGCTGGTGAGGCCGCCTTCATCGAGATAGCCTCCGAGGAAGGCGCGCATGGCCTGCAGGGTGCCGGGCGATGGGTGGGTCATCGCGTCCGGCTCCCATAGCTGCCGTAGCGCATGGCGATCAGCGCCTTGGCGACCAGGCTCCAGACGTGATCGCGCAGTCGCGGGTGGGACAGCACCTGGGCTTCGCGGGACAGCGTGTTCGCCAGCATCGCCTTGTGCAGGGCCTCCGCCGATCGGCCGCGCATCGTGCGGACGCGGTAATCGCCCGACTGTGCGGTGCCCCCGATATTGTCGATCGTCATCCGGGCGATTTCGGTGACGTTGCCGGTGACGGCCGACCACAGTTCGACGCGGACGACGATCATGACTCGGCTCCCCCGGACATAAAGCTGCGAACCGTCGACGCCAGCTCGCGCGCGGTGCTGTCCGCACGCGATTGATCTACGCTGGCGAATGCGTCGTCACGGCCCTGCTCGTCGGGCCAGCCGAACGCGATAGAGACGTCGGCGCCTGCATATGCTTCCCCCCGGAAAAGCAAGCGGAAGGGCGCATCGGGATGTTCATCATCATCGAACTCATGCGTTACCAACAACTGACCGTTTGGCGTGTTGAACAGCTTCGCAAAGGCAGTAGGAGCGCTGATCGCCTCGACCGGCTGGGCTTCGCAAAGCCCGTGCTTGAACGGTTCGCGGCTCCAGTGGCGGATATGCTGACCGTCGTCCGACCAGCGGACATAGATGCGATCGATGCCAGCGCTGGTATGCAAGGCGCGTCGCTCTGCTTCGATCCGATGCCGAGCAAAAGCCTGCTCGATCGTATCGCGATTGTCGCCGAGCGTTTTGTCGCCAGCGATGATCCGCGCGAGCTGAATGTCATGAAACCGGGTCACGGCCGCGCGGTCCAGGTCGTTGACATCAGCCTGGGTGATGGGAACAGCATCACCCATGGTCCGCCTCCGTCGTCGCGGGGGCGTGGTCCAGCCAGTCGATCGCGGCCCAGATCAGGGCGGCGGCTTTGACCAGGTTCGCGCGCGGGTCCTCTGGCTTCCAGAACTGTTCGTCCCAGGGCCAGGTCATCGGATCCGGGCGGGTGACGTCGCGTGCCGCCTCCGTGATGCCGGTCATCTGGTTGATGACGGCGTTCAGGTAACTGGCGGCGGCCAGGGGCAGGTCGGGCGCTTCGTTGGTCTGCTGGTCACGGATGACGTCGCGGCCGTGCCGATCGACCTGCTTCATCCGTTCCGCGACGATCGCGCGCAGCGCTTCGCCGGTCAGGACCTGTGCGGCCGCGATCGAGGCGGCTTGCCCGACGGGCGCGTCGAGCGATATGTGGAGCGAGGCGACCATTAGAAGGGCACCTGGTCATTGGTGAAGCGATCGAGCCGTTCCTCGCACCAACGGGGCCCTGCTTGATTAATCGTGTCGCTGAACCGTTCCAGCTGGTCGGCCGTCATGCTGGGGTTCCGTTCGACCAGCAGCATCAGGTAGCGCGCTGCGAGGCCACGATTGCCGCAGTCCCAGCCCGCGCGTGCTTCCGCCTCACCAGGGCGAGAACTTCCCTCTAAGGGCGTGAGGAAATGTGTCGGTTGAGGCTGAATTTCGCTACCAATCCGCCCATCGGTAACATCGCCGTAGCACCATGCTCCGTGGTCGTAGAATGCCTTCCCCCAGACTTTGCCGTCACCGACAAAATACGCCGTGCCGGGGAGCGGTTTCAGCGCGGTGATCGGGTGCGGCACGACTTGCCAATCGCATTGGGTTTTCATCACTTGCTCCTGGGGGTTGCGCCGCGCAGGCCGATTTCATCGGCATAGGTTTCCAGGCGGCGGAGGGCGGCCGTGTGGCGGTCGATGCGGGACATCAGGCGACGCCACATATGGTCGCGGGCTTCGGTGAGGTGCTGGAGTTCCCGGCGTTCCGCCGGGGTCAGATTGGATCGCCGCTCCAGCGCGGTGATCCGACGGTCACGATGGCGGGCCTGGTTGAGCGCGCCGGGGGTCATGGTCAGAGGCGTCCCTGCGCCCAGGCGATGGCGATCCGGGCGAGCATCATCAGCACCAGGCCGCCTGCCGTGACGGTCATGAGGTGCGAGAACAGGGGCTCGATCCGACGGGCCAGGCGCTGGGCATCGGTGTGCAGCCACATCGACAGCGACATGCGCTGGAGCCGGTGCATTTCGACCGGGAACAGGATGCGCAGGACGAGCGGGATCATCGTCCGGCCGCCTTGCGCAGGGCGGCGTCGGCTTGCTCCGCTGCCTGATCGCGAATTTCGGCAACCGTCTTGAGCAGCTGGTTAGCAAACTCCTCGGCATCGTCGGCCGAGAAAGTACGTAACAGCGCCATCCCATCCGCCATTCCCGGCGGTGCATCCGCGTACGTCACGAGCGAGATCGCGCCGTCGCGATAATCGGCCGTGCCGGGCTTGGTCACGGTGGCGATCGCACAGCCATGGGCGGGGAAGCACCAATAGGTTTCATCGCGGACGCTGATGCGCTGCGGACCGACTCCCAAAGGTTGATCATTGCGCACTTCGGTCGCGCCCGCCACGAATTTGACCGGACGCGCCTTCATGGCCGGCCCCCCTTCGCGATCCGGGCCAGCAGCTGGTCCGCTGATTGCTTGGCCAGGGCGTCGACCTGATCCGCTGCCTCGAGCAGCTGCGAGGCGAGCTGGCGGGCGTCGTCGGTCGTGGGCAGGAATTCCATGCCCATCGCTGGTTTGCCGCAGCCGCATTCGCAGGGAGGCAGCAAGAGCGCGATCGTGACCGACGTGTCGTCCATCGCGGTGCCGACCATGACCGATACCGCATGGTGGATACGATAAGTGCCACCGGGGATGCTGACGAGGTAGGGCGGGCGGTATGCGACAGGATCGCCTTCGGTCGTGGACAGGACAGTCGCATTGATCGGTTGGTCGGCCATCACGCCACCTCCCGGACGAGGATGTCCGCGCATTCGAGGATCTCGACCAGGCGGCGGGCATATTGGTTGGCCAGCTTGTCCTTGCCGCATTGCTTGTAGGCGATGGCCTTTGCCATCGCTTGCGCGGCCGCGCTGCGATCGATGTTCATGCCCGGCCTCCGGTGCTGGCGAAGAGGTGGCCCAGATTGGCGTTCAGGCGGCTGTCGACGGCGACGCGTTCGGCATCGCGGACGGAAGCCTGTGCGCCCGGGGGGAGTTGTTCGTCGAACCAGGCGTCGACGGCGGGCATGGCCCATTTGCTGCGGCGGCCGACCTTGGCGGTCAGGCGGCCGCCCTTCACCAGCGGGAAGGGCTTCGGGAAGTTCGCCTGCGCGATCAGGCCGTCAATCTGGCGACAGATCCACGGGATGCTGCGATCGGCATAGCCCATGCGGCCAGCGATATCGAAGATACCGCAGGTATGAGCGTTGCGGGGGTTGTTGGCGGCCAATGCCGCATGGGTCAGCGGCGTTGGCAGGACTGCGACGTTCGGCATGGCCGGGCTCCGTTCGGTTGTGAACGGGCTAAATATGCTCCTCCGGCATAATATGTCAACATGACATATTATGTGCCGTTCAATAATGCGGTGCCGCCTTTGATCGAGCGGTGTCACATTCAGGGCATGCCTGTCATGCGCTTCGCTCTCGGTTCGGCTGTGTCATTTGCCGTCTTACTGTGGATGCTGCCACCAGGTGAGGGGCTGCGCTGTCGTGACGGCTGGCCATCTCAATCGATTGGCCTCGCTGGCGCGTGTTCCTATCATGGTGGGGTGCAAAGGCGGGTAGACTGGCGCCTCCTGCCGATTTCAATCATTGCGCTCCTCGCTGGAGCGGGAACGGCTTCACTGGCGAAGAAAGCCAAGCCGGTCAGGCCAGTACCCGACGACGCTAGGATGGCCGATGGCGAGCAAGACCCGAGATGTCCGGCCTGTGGCAGCGCCATGAAGCTTCGGATTGCCAAGCGAGGCAAAAATGCGGGGGAATACTTCCTGGGCTGCGAGCGATATCCACAGTGCTACGGTGCCAATGACGCGACCAACCGCGTCATTGCCAAAGACTTAAGACGTCAGATTGCCCAGGCGGGATTGCCGGTGCCGCTTGATGCGACCGATGACGAGGTCATTGAAACTACGCGGCTGTACGCTGCGGATCTTCCTGATCTGAAACTGCCTGAGCGCTGGCGAGAAGAAAGTGCTGCGCGTCGCGCGAACTCGATCGAAATGCCTCCAGCAGCGCCTTTTCCTGAGGGTTGAGGCGCTCGGGGTTATCGTCATCCGCAAGTAGGTCGGCAGGAGAGCAGCCCAGTTCGCGGGCGATCACACGCATCTCAGCGAGCCTCAGCGGGCGGCGACCATTCTCGTAATTGCTAATGCGATCCTGGGCAAAGCCAGTGCGGTCGGCCAGCTGCTCCTGCGTGAGACCAGCTGCCTTTCGTAGTTGGCGGATGCGATTACCCGGATGCATTTGGTAGATATATGCCACGGGAGCATATTCTGCCCCCTCAGAGTCGTCATGTCCATTGACTAAATATGACACTGCGGCATAATTCCCGTTATTCACTCCCTTACAGAGAGATGGCGGGTTCTGGTGAAGCTGGTCGAATGGCGCAAAAAGGAAGGAAAGACCCAGGGCTGGGTTGCGTCCGAGCTTGGCGTTGACCAGTCCTACATCAGTCGTATCGAGCGTTCCCAGGACCCCATCGTTCCGGGGCCCGAATTGATGGAGCGCATCTACTGCCTCACCAACGGTGAGGTCGAACCCAACGATTTTTATGATGTGCCTCGCTGGCGGCGCGCCGTGCGCGCGGCCCTGGCTCTTGTCACGCGCCGCGCCGCATGACGGAAACGGCACCACATTCGACGACATTGGACGTTCTCCCGAGTGCGCGGGAGGCCGGACGGCGTTCCCGTTCTGTTCCGAATATCGACGGGAAATCTCCAACACGTCAACAGGTTAATTTGCATCAGATCGGCACGGGTATCGTTCTCCCATCCCAAGACCCCGTGCCGGGGCGGACGCGCTCCCCTGTCGCGTCCGCCCATTTCTCCGCCGCTGCCTGTTCAGCGGCGTCGAGCGTCACCGGCGGGGGGCTGGGCGGCGCCCCCGCCGGTGTCTGCGTGGCGGCTGTGGCATGAGCCCGTCGCATCGTTTCCCGGCCGCCGTGCATGACGAGGCCATGATCCGGCATGAGATCGGCGGCATAGCCTATGACGCGCTGCTGGCCCGCCGCGCAGCGCGCAAGGCCGGTCGTCCTATCGACCAAATTCCCTACGGCTCGCCTGAAGCAGGCGCGTCGCCAGCTGGTCGAACGCCTCTTGCATATCTGCGCGCCCTCGTTCGGAGGGCGATATCGTGGCGTCGTTGAGCTCGTTCAGCTTTTCGGCCCAGAGCGTAACCCGTTCGGGCGTCCACTGCGCCCCGACGTGTTCGCAGACCAGCCGTTCGAGTGCGGATACCCGCGCGAACAACCGGTTCGTCATCGCATCGCGTTCGGCGTTGCCATCTTCTGACATCGAGTCGTCTCCCGTTGGATTGGTCGTCGCACGGTGCCCCCGGGTGGTCGCGTCGACAAGGATCGCCGCATGACCGCCCCGACCCTTTCGCGCGGCGGCCAGGCGCTGGCGCGGTGGCTGGTCACCGGCGACGGCAAGCGGGCCAGCTCGACGGCGATGACGCGGTCGCGGTTGCGCGGGTTCGTCCGGCGCACGCGGATGTCGACCTTCATGCTGGAGCGGCTGCTGGAGGGCGCGGTGGTGCCCGCCAGTGACGAGGCGATCGTGATCGCGCGGGTGACCAAGGGCGCGGTGAAACCGGAAGACTGGGAGGTGCAGGGGGCATGAGGATGATGCGGGCTATGCTGGCGGCCGGGGTCGCCATGATGGTGGCGGCGCCGATCGCGGCGCAGTCGACCTTCCCGACGCGGGCCAGTGGTGTGCGCGCGGGCGGATCGGTGCTGATGATTTGCGACGCGAACGCGTCGAATTGCGCGCCCGCCGCGCCGACCAATCCGATGCCGGTGACCGCCATGGGTGGCGGTGCGTCGTCGAGCGCGACCAGCCAGTCGGTGGTCCCGGCAACGGACAGCGCGCCCTTCCCGGTGGTCGGCAATGTCGCGGCCGGGAGTGCGGACAGCGGTGCGCCGGTCAAGATCGGCGGGGTGGTCACCACCAATCTGGGCTTTTCGGCTGACGGCGTTCGGGTCGACCTGATTACCGACAGCCGTCGGCAGTTGCGGGTGGTGGCTGGCGGCGCGGCGCAGGCACCGGTCGACACCGGTACGCAGGTCTTCCTGTCCTATCCGCCCGGTGTGGGCTCCGGATCGGCTTTTCCGTCGGGCTCCCTGGGCTATGTCTGGAACGGCAGCAATGTCATCGCGGCGCGGGGCGACGCCAGCGGCACGTTCATCGGCGCGAGCCAGTTCTGGACGGAAAGCACGGCCGCGCTGGCGGCGTCCGGCACGCTGACCGGCACGCTGCGCAGCAACGGCGGCACGGCAGGCGGTGTGGGATCGCGCTTCGCGTTCTTCACGGCCAGCGCGTTTAGCGATGTGGCGGGCGGCACGCTGTATGTCGACGTCACGGTCGATGGCGGCACGACGTGGCGCCAGGTCGGATCGGTGGCGCTGGTGGCGGGATCGTCCGCCACGTTGAAGGTGCCGGTGACGGCGGCCGGATATCGCGGGCGGGTGGCCAATGGCGCGAATGCGCAAGGCGCGGCGCTGGTCACGACCAGCTATTCGGTGAACTGACGATGCCGTGGCGCTCGCTGATCGCGGTGCTGTGCGTCGGGGCTTCGGCTCCGGCGGTGGGGCAATGCTATCGCGATGGTTTGCCGTGCGTGGCGACGACGTGGATCAAGCAGACCGACGTCACGCTGGACAGCAGCGGCAACGCGACCTGGGCCTTCGATCCGTCCGACCCGCCGCCCGTCGTGCCCGCGATCGTGCATTTGCCCCGCGCGGCCGACGCGACCAATCCGATCATCTGCAACTGGATGAGCCGCTCCACGACGTCGGTGACGGTGCATTGCTGGCGGACCAACCTGTCGGGCCTTTTGGGGGCGTTGTTCAGCGGATCGATCGCGGGATCGCAGGTCACGCTGGTGGCGCGGGCGATCCCGTGACCTATCCCGCCGCCATCAGCGTTCGCGAGATCGAGATGCAGGCGCGCGGCCGTGCCGAGGCGATCGGTCGCGCGTGCCTGCCTGGCGCGATCAAGGATGGCCATTACCTGAAGGCCGGGTCGATCGCCGGCGAGCGCGGCGGGTCGCTGGTGCTCAACCTGGCAGGATCGAACCGGGGGATGTGGCGCGACTGGTCGTCGAACGACCAGGGCGACATGATCGGGCTGGTCGAGATGACCCGGTTCGGTGGCGATCGCGGCCAGGCCGTGGCCTGGGTCAAGAGCTTCCTGGGGCTGGACGACCTCGACCCCGCCCGCCTGCAGGTGGTGCGGGCACAGGCCGCGAAGGCGGATGCGCGGGCCGAAGCGGACGCGGCGCGGGAGGCCGAGGCGAAGAAGCGCGGCGCGCGGGCGCTGTGGCTGAACGCCCAGCCGATCGAGGGCAGCCCGGCCGCGCATTATCTGGAGGGGCGGGGCATCACCCTGGCGGCGCTGGGACGCTGGCCTGGCGCGCTGCGTTACCATTCGGAAGTCTGGAACCGCGATGCGGGCGTCAAGCTGCCTGCGATGCTGGCGCAGATGATCCTGCCGACCGGCGAGCATGTGGCGACGCACCGGACGTTCCTAGGGCGTTGTCCCCGCACCCGGCGCTGGGTGAAGGCAGAGGCGGCCGATCTGGGGGTGCCGCGCGGGCAGTCGAAGAAGATGCTCGGGCAGTCGCGCGGGGCGTTCGTGCCGCTGCGCAAAGGCGTGTCGGGCCAGTCGATGGGCCAGATGCGGCGGCCGGAGGCGATTTATACCGCCGAAGGGATCGAGAATGCGCTGTCGGGGGCGGTCATGAAGCCCGACGCGCGGGTCATCGCGACCTATTCGCTGGGCAATCTGGGCTTGATCGAGTTTCCCAAGCTGATCGAAACGATCGTCCACATGAAGGATGACGACGCCGCGCCGATCGGCGCCGACGCCGTCGAGCTGGCGAAGGCCCAGCGCAAGATCGAGGCGCTGGAACGCGCCGTGTCCAAACAACAAGCGCGCGGCCATCGCGTCCAGTTCGTCCTGCCCCCGCCCGGGCTTAAGGACATGAATGACTGGCTGATGGCCACGCTGGAGGAAGCCGCGTGACCAAATTTCGGCTATTGCCGCTTGACCGTTTTGACACCGATTATCTTGTCGAGGCGGATATAGTATTTGTCCGCCAAGCATCGGATTTCCGCGAAGTCGTCGACTTGTGTGATCATCGTTATGACGAGATCGTCCTGTCGACCGTCGATCATGAGGCTGACAATTTCACCCGGCGATTGCAGAGCGCTTTTTGCGCGCTCTATCACCTTTGCCTCTACTTTGTCTTCCATATCCATCTCCCTTTCGAGCGTGCGCATAGCAACATCCAGTCCTGTGCGCGAGCCGCTGCATGACCAAGGCGAAGGTTGTATCGATCGCAGAGGCGCTAAACGCCCCCGTCGACGCGCCGATCCTGGCGCAGGAGGGTGACCAGCGTCCGTTTGGCGGCCGTGACGACGATGATGATTTCGACGCGCCGCGCGTCCCGCCGGACTGCCCGGTCAAGACGCTGGGCATCGGCACGGATGGCCAGACGTGCTGGTATCTCAACATGCTGGGGCAGCTCGTCCCGCTGGGCCCGCGCGACCATGGCAAGAACAACCTGCATGCGTTGTTCGCGCCCCGGACCCATTTGCTGGCGAAATACTGGCCACGCTGGTCAGAGCCGAAGAAGGACCGGGCGGGCAACGTCGTCAAGGAAAGCGAGATCGTCGGCTTCAAGCAGGACGATGCCAGCGAAGCGCTGATTTCCGCCTGTGGCGCGTCGGGGATCTTCGATCCGCAAGGGCGCGTGCGTGGGCGCGGCGCGCATCGGGGCGACGGGCGGGCGCTGACCATCCACTTTGGCGACAAGGTGATGGTCGCCAAGCCCGGCATGGGCGGAGTGGAGTGGCACGACACCGGCCTGATCGCGAATTACGTCTATCCGTCCGGTGGGCCGACGCCGCGCCCGCATCACGAGCCGGGCGGCGTCGGTGTCGTCGAGCAGCTGCTGGCGCTGATCAACACCTGGAACTGGCGGCGCGGGCATGTCGACGCGATCCTGGCGCTGGGCTGGCTGGCGCAGACGACGATCGCGGGCGCCATGGACTGGCGCTCGCACCTGTTCGTCACGGGTGGCGCGGGCACCGGCAAATCGTCGTGGAACGGCAAGGATGGGCTGTGCGACCGCCTGTTGGGGCGCGGCGTACTGCGCACCGGCGGTGCGACCGAGGCGGCGGTGCGCCAGAAGCTGCGTGACCAGACGATCCCGGTCATGTTCGACGAGTTCGAGCCCAACGCGTTCAACGAGCAGAAGCTGGCGGTGATCCTGGAGCTGGCGCGCATCGCCAGCTCGGGCGACGACATGCACAAGGGTGGCAGCGACCATAAGGCGGCCGAGTTCACCTTGCGCTCGTGCTTCCAGTTCTCCGCCATCCTCGTGCCGCACATGGAGCCGCAGGACCGCAGCCGCTTCGCGATCCTGGAGATGGACCCAGTTCGCGAGGGCGCGAAGAAGCTCGACCTCGATGGCGCGAACCTGCCTCATATGGGCGCGGTGCTGGCGCGGCGGATGATCGACGGCTGGAGCCGGTGGCATGATACCTATCTGGCCTATCATGACGGGTTGATGCAGTCGGGCCACACGCGGCGATCGGCCGACACGTTCGGCACGCTGCTGGCAGCTGCCGACCTGGCGCTGTACGATCATATCCAGCTGAACGTCGTCGACGACTGGGTGGCGCAGTTCATACCGACCAGCATCGCGGAGATATCGGACGCGGCGGCCGACCATGATCGCTGTCTCAATCACCTCACCACGTCGACGGTGCAGGCGCGGGGTGGTGATGCGCGCGAGACGCTGTCGACCTGGTTGACCCGCGCGGTCGCCAATGAACGCACGGCGGCGGAGGCCGGGCTGGAGGCGCAGACGATCCAGATCGCCCGCACCCGCCTGGCGGAGCTGGGGCTGAAGGTGGTCAACGCCAAGCGCCTGGCGGACGATGCGAGCGGGAGGCCGCGTTTCGGGGCCGTGGAGCACATTCCCGGCCAGCCCTGCTATCTGGCGGTGGCGCAGGACCATCGGTCGCTGGGGGAGCTGTTTGCGACCACCAAGTGGAAGAGCGGCGGCTGGTCGCAGACCCTGGCCCGCTCTCCGGCAGCGATCCGTGGGGTGAAGGCCAAGTTTGCAGGCCGTTCGCTGACCGCCGTGCTGGTGCCGATCGAGCACGCCATTGACTCCTCCAGCGTCGCGGGATGGGTCGCGTGCCCGTCGATCGAGGCGATCGGCCAATGACGCGCGCGGCCAACGGAGCGCAGCGCAGTGGTGCGGCCGCGCTCATCATCACCTTTGCGCCTCGTCACGAAGACTGTGCGTCGCCTGTTTTTTACTTCGCCTCTTCTTTTTTTGTCGCCCCGACCCCGGCCCGTCGCTATCAGGGACGAATTGGGGCGGGGTGGGGCCTGCCCGGTTCTACGGTTCTAAGCGGGCCCGGGGGTAGAACCGCTAAACACCTGAAATATAACGGTTCTACGGTTCTGTTCCGAACCCTCACGCGTGACGCGTGCGCGGGCATGTGCGCGCATGCGCGTGTGAAGGACCACCAGAACCGTAGAACTCAGAACTCGACCTATAAAACCTATACAATCCAATGGTTTAACGGTTCTGTACCGGTTCTCGGTTTCTCCGGCGGTTCTCGTGCTGCCACGCAAGCCATTGAACCGTCTTGGTTTTCTGGTTCTGCGGGCAATAAACAATGGGGTGGATATTGCCTCACCGACTTCGCTGGGGCGGGTGGCGCGTATCCGGGCCTCGATAGAGGGACTGCGGCGCGAAATTTTCGGGGCCGGGCGCGGCTGGCGGCCGGTGGCGTGGGCGCGGTCGACGCCGATCGGTGCGGCGACCAGGCGGCGGGCAAGAATGGCGGATTTCCGCCGTTTTTTGAGGGCGCGGCGGGGCGTGTTGGAATGGCCGTGTCGGAACGCACCGGAAAAACCGTGGTTGGCCAGTGCTTTGCGATGCCCTGTCGTCAGCCTGCGAGGCTGTGGGCGGCGTCGGGCGGGGCGGCCTGGGCCGCGCCGTTGACCCCCCGGGGGGGTGTCGACGGCCGCCAGGGGGGTACCCCCCCCAAGCCGCGCGCCACCTTCATCCGGCCCATGGCGCAGCCGATTTTCTGGATTTCGAGCCAGTTTCAAATTCGCCGGGATGCCCAGGCGGACGTGGTGACTGGCAACGGCTGCCTTTCCTCCAGCGCCAAAACGGGGTCGGGGGTTTCGATCCTGATCCTAGCCGCGCTGACCCGGGGCGCTGAGGCCGCAAAGTCCGAATGGGCGGGAAGGGTCGGGGAGGATCGAAAGGTCCTTGGCTGGGGGCGAAGCCGAACGGCGACGCTATGGGGGGAGGTTGCCCGTGTCAACTGAGACCGGTGACGCGGCGATCGGCCGCGCGATCGTCGAGAGCGCACAGGACCAGTTGGCGGCCGCGCGCGAGGAAGCCGAGCAGTTGGACCTGTTGGCGCCGGTGACGGCGGAAGATATCTGGGATGCTCGCGAGGCCCTTGGCGGGGGTGCAGATCATGCCGCCGTCACCAAACTGGCGCGCACTCGCAAGCGTGGGCGGCCGCAGGGATCGCGCAACCGCCGGACCGATGATTTCGAGCGGTACATCCTGGGCTTCGGTCAGCATCCGGCGATCACGCTGATGCAGATCCAGTCGACCGCGCCTGAAGTCCTGATGGAGGCGTCGAAGCGGCGCAAGGTCCACAGCTTCCAGAAGGACGGCACCGAGAATGTCGTCATCGAGCATATGACCTACGAGGCGGCGCAGTCGCTGCGCATCCGCTGTGCCGACATCATGCTTCCGTACATCGAGGGCAAGAAGCCGCTGAAGGTCGATATGAGCTTCAGCGGGGTCGCGGACCTGATCATCGAGGGCGTCACGCATACCTCGAAAGAGGTCGAGGACATCGTCGACGCGGAATTCCTACCCGTCGACCAAGAGGATTGCGGCTGATGGGCATGGCCGTCCGCCGGATGAAATCCCCCGGGCCGATCGCGGATGCGTTCGTGCGCGACCCGGCGTTCATTGTCGGGATCATCGGGCCGGTGGGCTCGGGCAAAACCATGGCCGCGCTGCAGAAGGGGCTACGCCTGGCGGCGCGTCAGCTGGGCACCGTGCGCCCCGACGGTGTCATCGTGCGCAAGGCGCGGATCGGTGTCATTCGCGAAAGCTATCCGAGCCTGCAGTCGACAACGTTGAAGTCCTGGTTCCGCATCGTGCCGGAGGAGGAGGGCACGTTCAGCTGGAAAGCCCCCTACACCCACAAGTTCACCAAGATCCTGAAGCGAGACGGCAACCGCAAGGACGGCCGGGTCCTCGAAATCCTGGAATGCGAATTCGAGTTCCGCGCGATCGGTGACCTGTCGGTGGAAGAGGCGTGTCGTGGCTGGGAGGTCAACGCCGTCATCATCGACGAGGCCGACTTGCAGCCGCCCAGCCTAGTCCCGTTTCTGACCGGCCGCGTCGGGCGGTTCAGCGACCTGGACCCGTCGCTGGTCGTCGACCCGCAAATCATCCTGTCGCTCAACATGCCCGACATCGACAACCATATCTATCACCTGCTGATGGACGAAAGTTCCGATGTCCTGGGGCTGACGGACGAAGAAGCGGAAATCCTGCGGTCGACGCTGGGGGATCGCAAGCTGATCGAGAAGTTCGTCCAGCCGGGCGGACGCGAACCCGATGCCGAGAACCTGCACAACCTGCCGGGCGGGCGGGGGTATTACGTCCTGCAGGTCGCGGCGAACCGCAACACGCCTGGCTATGTCGAACGCATGGTCGACAACAAGCCGGTGCCGATCCAGCACGGCCAGCCGGTCAATGCGGGTTTCATCTACACCACGCATGTCCGGCCGGTGGAGTGGGACCCGCGCCGCAAGCTGATCGTCGGTGTCGACCAGGGCCTGTTCGCGGCGGCCGTGTGCCTGCAGCGCAACTGGGATGGGGCGATCCGCACGCTGGCGGAATGCGTGATTACGATCCGCGACGAAAAGGGGAAGGTCAAACTCGACAAGGTGGGTCCCACCTTCTTTGGCGAGAAGCTGAAGCAAACGCTGATCGAGAACTTCCCGGGCATCACTGATGACATGGTCCGGGTTGTTGCCGACCCTGCCGCCTTTGCGGCGAAGGATCGCAAGGACAATGAACATGACTGGCTGCTGGCGTTCCAGAAGGCGCTAGGCCTGAAGGTCCACAAGGCGAAGACCAACAGCGCGGGTCTGCGCAACCAGGCCATCTGGGACGCACAGGGGCGGATCGGCGGCTATGCGGTCGATCCCGGGTGCCGCCACCTGATCAAGGGGCATTCGGGCGGATATCGCTATGCCAAGGCCGAGATCGGCACGGGCGAGATCCGGTCCAGCCCCGAGATCGCCGACACGATCTACACCCATGTTTGCGATGCCGAGCAATACGCCGCCCTGGAGGGTGAGCATGTGATCAGCGACCTGCGCGGCCGCGATCGGAAGGTCCGCGGGGTCACCGTCAAAAGCGATTTCAACGAGCATGAAGGAGTTGGGTGAATGGCCCTGCTGAACCCCATCGGCAAACTGATTTCCGCGCCGCTGAAGGCGCTGGGGATCGTATCGACGCCCGGCAAGCCGCCAACTCCGCTGCGTCCCGTCACACGCGACGACGCAGCGGCCGCCATCGCGTCGGACGACGAATTGCGGCGCCGCCAGGGCGCGGCGGCCGACATCATCACCGGCACGGGGGGCGCCGAGGCCCCGTTGACCGGTGGCAAGCTAACTCTCGGGTAAGGAAGGGAAGACGATGGAAAAATATCGCAAAAAGCCGATCGTTATTTCGGCGGTGCAGTTCGACGGCATCGAACGGGTCGACGATCAGGCTACGCCAATGTTCGAGGGCCGATTTGACGATCTTCCTGACTGGCTGGTTGAGGCCATGGCGAAGAAGGAAGATGATCCGGGCGCGTTGTTTGTATTCGGTGATGGGCTGACGATTGTCACGCTGGAGGGGCCACACCGCGCGGATCCCAAGGATTGGATCATTCGAGGTGTTGCGGGTGAGCTCTACCCCTGCAAGCCCGATATTTTTGCGCAGACCTACGACCCGGCCGACGCCACCATGGCATCCAACCACGGCAATGAGGATGCGCTTCTCGTGGACCTGAATAACCAGGTCGCGGCGCTGAAGGCGGCCCAGACTGGGTTGAAAGACGAGCTGGTCCAGCAACGGGAACGCGCCGATGCGGCCGAGCTGGCGCGTGACGAAGCGACCGGACGTGCGGAGGCGGCCGAAAAGGAGGGCCGGGCGGCGCAGGGGCAGCTGCGCCAGCTGGGCAAGCCGACCAAGCCGCGCACGTTCGGGGCGATGCCGGATAACAAGATCCTGACCGGCGATGCGCTGCGCAAGGCGATCGCCGATGCCGAGGACGTCGAGATCGTGTTCTCGGACGGCAAGCGGGAGGTGGGTGTCCCGCCGATCGCGGTCGAGGGCGCGGCGTGGAAGGAGCATGCGTTCGGGCTGCTGCTCGATCGGCCGGTCGATATCGTCGGGCCGGACGGCATCGGTAGCACGTCGATCGCGGGCTATGCGCTGCTGCTCGACGGCAAGCAGGTCGCCTGGCGGGAACGGTCGATGCCGCTGCAGATCGCGCCGGGCCAGCGCATCCAGATCGCGGACGATATCCTGTTCTGATCATCCGGGGCCTGCCCGGGTGGCGGGCCCCATTTTTCTGGGGGCGGTGATGGCCGACGACAAGCTGCAAGACGACGAGCTGGTGCGCGAGCACCTGCGCAACCATGACCGCCTGGTCGCCCTGCGGGCGCCCTGGGAAAGCCTGTGGCGGGAAATCGACGAGCGGGTCAGCCCGATGAACGCGGGCACGATCGGCGGGCCGACGGGCAGCGCCGGGCGGACCAGCCGCGCGGGGACCGTGAAGGGCGGGCACAATTTCGATACGACCGCGGTCAAGAGCCTGGGGCGGTTCGCCGCGGCGATGGCGGCGATTACCGTGCCGCGCAATACCCAGTATATCCGGTTGCGCTTTCGCGACGCCGACCTGCAGAAGCTGCCGGAGGTGCAGCGCTGGTGCGAGCGGACGGCCGACCGTCTGCACGCGATCCGCTATGCCGCGCACGCCGGTTTCGGGGTGCAGTCATCGAAGGATTTCCGCCAGCTCGGGCGCTATGGCACCGCGCCGTTCCTGACCGAGGAACGGAAGGGCGTGGGCCTGTATTACCGCGCCTTGCCGCTGGCGGAATGTTACATCGACGAGGATTTCAGCGGGCGGGTGGATACGGTGCATCGCCGTTACACGCTGAACGCGCGCCAGTGCGAACAGCAGTTCGGTGCAGCTGCGTTGACCCCGAAAATGGCGGAGGCGGTCGAGAAGCGGACCTATGACCGCGAATTCGAGATCCTGAACATCGTCTGCCCCAATGCGGACATGCGGGCCGATCGGTTCGACTGGCAGGGCAAGCCCATCGCCAGCGTGCACATCGCGATCGACGAAAAGATCATCATGCGCCGGTCCGGGTATCATTCGATGCCGATCAGCGTGTCGCGTCACCAGTCCGAGGCGGGCGAGATCTATGGGACGTCCCCAGCCATGGAAGTCCTGCCCGCGATCCGGGGCGTGAACGTCATGAAGCGAACGGTGCTGCGCGCCGCGCACAAGTCGGTCGACCCGGCGCTGATCTTCTTCAACGATGACGGCATCACCTCGCTGAACACCACGCCCGGGTCGGCCAACCCTGGTCTGGTGAGCGAACAGGGTGATCCGCTGGTCCACGCGATGCCTAGCGCGTCGAACCTGCCCGTCGGGCTGGAGATGATCGAGCAGGAGCGCGGCGATATCCGGTCCGCGTTCATGGAAGAGTTCTTCAAGATCCTGACCGATCCGGGCGACCGTATGACCGCGACCCAGGTGCTGGAGATGGTCGGCAAGCAGGGCGTGCTGGTCGCGCCCTATGCGGGGCAATACGAAACCGAGAAACAGAACCCGGTGACGCAGCGTGACCTGGACCTGGCGATGCGCGCGGGCCAGGTCGAGCCGTTCCCCGACGTCGTGCTGGAGGCGGGGGCCTATCCCCTGATCGAGTATGAAAACCCGCTGACGCGCATGGCGCGGGCGGAAGAGGCGACCGGCCTGACGCGGTGGTTCGAGGCGCTGACGCCGATGGCGCAGGTCGATCCGGGCGTGTTCGACTATATCGACACCGACGCGGCCGCCCCCGGGCTGGGTGAGGTCCTGGGTGTGCGGCCGAGCTGGATCGCGACGGCGGACAAGGTCGCGGCCAAGCGCAAGGCGCGGGAGGATGCGCAGATGGCGCAGGCCGGACCGGGTGCGCTGGGCGATGTGGCGGGCGCGTATCTCGACGTCGCCAAGGCCAATCAGATTTCGGAGGCGGCATGATGGCGGTCGGTCAAGTCGTTCCCAAAAGTGGGAACAGGATCGACGCCATGGCGCGGGAGGTGCGGCGCGGCCTATTGTTCGAGGCGGCCGCGAACGCGATCGGGGCGGGCAAGCTGGCGGCCGGGATGGGCGTCGGGCGGCGGTGCGTCAATCACAAGATCGCCTGCGACCGGTCGCTGACCGATGCGGACCTGATCGCGGCGGCCGATACGCTGGAGGCGCGGGCGGCGACGCTGGTGCAGCTGGCGGCGCATCTTCGCGAGGTGTCGGCATGAACGCCCGGGTGCGCAACGCGATGCGGCGATCGGCGATGCAGACCGCGCGCAATTTCAAAGCGACGTTCCAGCCCGCCGCGATCCTGAACGTCCGGCACCAGCTGGCAGCGGCGATCGTGCTGCTGGTCGTATTCCTTACCGGTGGGCGGGAGGCGTGGCGGCGGTGGCTGTACCGCATCGTCTTCACCGAAGGCGGCACGCGGCGGATGGCGGCGCGGGCGGTGCTGGCGGACCTGCGCGATTTCACCTTCGCGCGATCGTCCGCCTTCGACCCCGATCCGATCATCATGGCGCGGCGGCAGGGGCGGCGCGACGTGTGGTTGCGGATCGCGAACTACCTCAACCTGGACGAGGCGGAAGTCCAGCAATTGATCATCATGGAGCAGGACGATGAGTGACGGGGCGGATTTCGGTGGTGCGGCGGACCTGATCGGTGGTGCCGCGACCGGTGGTGATAGCGGGACGGCGGGCGCTGTGCCGGATGGTGGCGCCGGTGGCGCAGCGGCCGGTCCAGCGGACGGTGGGCAAGGCGGCGATGGCGGCGCGGCACCGGACTGGTTCGCCAATGTCTCCGACAAGCTGGGGGAAGGCGAGACGGCATCCAATCGCGACTGGCTGGGATCGCTGGGCATCAAGGACCTGGACGGCCTGGTGAAGGTCGCGCGCGACAACCAGCGGGCGGTGCGGGAAAGTGGCCGCGTGAAGGTGCCGGGGGAAGGTGCCCAGCCCGACGAGGTGACCGCGTTCCACCGGGCGATCGGTGTGCCGGAGAAAGCCGAGGGCTATGAGATCAAGGGGCCCGAGGGCGTCCAGCTGAACGACGCGGTGCTAAGCCAGTTGGCAGAGGCGGGTGTTAAGTACGGCGTGCCGAAGGGCGCGTTTCAGGGCCTGGTGAACGATTTCATCCAGATCCAGATGGCGGACGCGGACGCGGAAAGGCAGCGGCAGGACGGTTTGGCGTCGGAGTGGGTCAAGGCGCAGGGCGGCAAGGCGGACGAACAGATCGCGCATGTCAACAGCGCCGTCCGCGCGCTGGGGCTGACGAAGGCCGACATGGCGGGCCTACGCACCGGCATGGGGGCCGACCGCGCGCTGGGGCTGCTGGCGAAGCTGGGGGCGGGCATGGCGGAAGACGTCATGATCACCGGGGGTAGCAATCGGTTCGGTGTATCGGGTGCCGAGGCCCAGACCGAGCTGAACCGCCTGAAGTCGGACGGTGATTTCATGGCCAAGGCGATGAAGGAGGGGACGCCGGAGCGGCAGCGGTGGGACCGGCTGAACAAGCAGGCGGCGGAATATCAGGCGTCGAAGGCGGCGTGACGGTTGACGGATAGCATCGTGCCGCCATCTTTAAGCCACGCCCCTCCAGACAGGAAGGAAGCCCCGGCGGTCCATGCCGGGGCTTCCTGTCGGGGCACTAGGCGTGATGTCGGTCGGCGCGCCTAGCGAGAGTCCCGATGCATCCATTTTGGAGGTTTCGCGATTTTGCGTCAATGCCGGCTGCTGAACAGGCAGTGATTATGAACGCGAAAATCAACGGTAAAACTGTTCTTTTGAACGAAGCAATTTCATTCCGCGAAGGGGAGGTTCTTGAATTTTCAGGACGTTTTCCTCTCCGGGTAACCCATGATCCGCAGCCGGGCGCTAAGTTATCCCTCTCGTCTGATGGATCGACCTTCACGCTTTCGGTTGGTGGCCTAACGCCCGAGCGCCATTCCCAATTTTCCAATGGAAGCGGCCATCTGGCAGATCGCACGCCGTTCAATTGGCTCGTGCGAGCGGACCTGATCGATAACGATCACCCTAAAATTTATTCGTTGCTTTTCACCGTTTCTGAAAAGTGACGCTTGACGCACGAGTCGCGCTATGATTCTGTGCGGCTCGACGGTTTCGGGGGGAACCGTTCTCAATCTCCCCACCTAGTGCCCGCCTAGCCTCGTCGCCCGGGTCCCCCTGCTGGAGTGCAGCGCCGATCGCGGGCGTTAAACGATAGCGCGGCCGGACCGTTCGGGTCCCCTAGCCAAGCGAAACCAGGTTCAAACCCGTTTCGTGAGGCCATTATGGGCGACGTCAATACGACCGCGAATTATGAATTCCGCAACAATGTCGAGCTGCAGCTGCAGCAGACCAAATCGGTTCTGTGGGACCTGTGCGAAGAGCAGGACTGCGCCGGTGCCGAAATGGTGTCGGTCAAGGACCTGGTCGGCAGCGCGATGCCGCAGGAAGCCGACGAGCGTTATGGCGACCTGAAGCAGACCAGCCCCAGCCATGACCGCGTCTGGATGAGCAAGCCGAACGAACTGTATTTCAACGAGTTCGTCGACGGCGACGACGAGTTGGCCACCCGTATCGGCCTGACCGGCACCTATACCATGGCGGCCATGGCGACGATGAACCGCGCCTGGGACAGCCAAATCCTGGCGGGGATGTATGCGCCGATGGTGATGGGCAAGGCCGAAAAGTCGCTTACCACCGTGGCGTTCCCGATGGCGAACGTCATCCCTGTCACCACCGGCGGTGCGTCGGGCGCGCAGCGCATGAACCTGGCCAAGGTCCGCGCGGCGAAGGTCGCGCTGGGCAAGGCGTTCAACGACCCGTCCGATCCGCGCTACATGGCGCTGTCCGAGGTGCAGCGCGACGACCTGCTGTCCGAGGTGCAGGCAACCGACGGCGATTACAGCAAGGCGTTCGGTGTCAAGACGGACGGCGAGGGCAATATGACCGGCTTGCTGGGCTTCACGATCGTGCCGATCGAGCTGCGCAACCCGGACCTGCTGGCATTCCAGAAGGGGCTAACCGTGACGGCGCAGGGATACACCCGCAATCTCGTCTGGACACGTTCCGGCGTTCGTAAGGGCATCTGGAACAAATTGCGCACCCATGTGAAGGACCAGCCGCAGAAGGTCGACGTCCGCAGCGTGTTCGCGGGCACCCGCGTCACTGCGACGCGCACCCAGGCGAACAAGGTCTTCATCATCGAAAATAGCGAGGCGTAATCATGGCTGACGTTTATGGCCTGGAATTCGTCGGTGGCCCCGACGGCACGGCGAACCCGCCGCGCAAGCTGGACGGCCGCATCGTGGGCGCGAAGAAGCGTCGCACGCGGTCGACCAAGCCCGCGACGATCCTGACTGTCGGTGACCGCCTGTATATCGGCAAGCTGCCCGCCAATGCGGTGATGCAGTCGATCATCGGCAATTTCGACACTTCGCTGGGTACCACCACCCTGTCGATCGGCACCACGGCGACCCCGGCGAAATATGTCAACGCGCAGACGCTGACGACGACGGATCGCCCGACGGCGATCGGGCCGCGCGCGGCCGCGGCCATCAACGGGCCGGTCGCGACCGACGAGGATTTGTGGGTGACGATCGGCACGGCCGCGATCCCGGCGGCCGTCATCGGTGCCTTCTTTTTCGAATACACGATCGCGAACTGATCCGGTTCGCCACGATACTCGTGCGGGCGCCAGCGGGGGCGCTGGAGCCGGCCGAGGCCGGGGTGGTGCCGTAATCGCCACCCCGGCATCCCTTTTTACGGAGACGGTGCCATGGCGCAGGTCAAATTGACGGTCACCCGGGGCAAGCCCAACCTGAAGGACATTCCCATCGCAGCGGGCACGCCGATCGCCGGGTCGGACGCGATGGAGCTGAACATCGACCAGACCAAGATGAGCAAGGGCGACGCCCTGGTCATGATCGACAATCTGCGCGCGCGGATCTTCAACGCGCCCTGGCCCATGGCGTAATCGCCGGTGGCGGATTTCGTCACCGTCGCCAACCTTGCCGCCTCCTCGCTGGGGGAGGATGATCAGTTGCGCTCCCCCGATGACGATACGCACCTGTCGCGGTCGGTACGCGCGGTGTTCGACGTCGAGCGAGTGGCGGCGCTGCGCGATCATACGTGGAATTTCGCGATGCGCCGCTATGCCCTGCCGCGCGTCGCCAATCCCGATTTCGACACCACGCCATTTGCTTACGCCTATCGCCTGCCCGCCGAGAGCGTCCGTTTGGTCGAGGTGATGGGCGCGCGGGCCGACAGCTATCAGGTCGAGGGGCCGTACATCCTGTCCGGCGCAGCCGCGCCGTTGCGCGTCCGCTGCATCATCGATGTTGCAGAACCGGCCGCCTGGGACGCCCTGTTCGTGAAGGCGTTCGCGATGCGCGTCGCCTGGCAGATCGCGGACCGCATCACGGGCGATCCCAACCGTGTCCCGATGGCCGAGCGCAAGTATCGCGCCGCCCTGATGGAGGCCAAGCGGGTTGATGCACAGGAGAACCCGCCGGTGACCCAGGCGGCGACTGGGTGGGAAGAGGCGCGCATGGGTTGCCTGACGCGTGTCGACAGTCGCGGGTTCGTCTGGCCATGACGCTGGCGCGGCCGATCGCGACGAGTTTCAACGGGGGTGAGCTGTCCCCGCGCATGGGTGGTCGTGTCGATACGGCGATCTATCAGGTCGGTCTTGCCGAGGCGGAGAATTTCGTGCCGACCGTCGAGGGCGCGCTGGTCAAGCGGCCGGGGTTCGAGACGATCCGGGCGGCGCGGGACGGTGCCGCGTGGTTGACGAATTTCCGGTTCAACCTGACCCAGGACTATGTGTTGGAGTGGAGCGACCAGAAAATCCGCTTCTACACCAATGGCGAGCGGATCGAGACATCGCCCGGTAACGCCTATGAGGTGGCGGTGCCGTACAGTGCGGCCGAGGCGCGATCGGTGTCGTGTCAGCAGTCGTTCGACCGGCTGTACCTGAACCACCCCAATTATCCGCCCGCGCGGCTGACGCGGACGTCCGCGACCACCTTTACCTATGAGGTGCTGCCGCTGGTCAATGGGCCGTTCGCGGACGCCAATATCGACACGAGCCGCACGGTCACGGTCAGCGGCACGACGGGGGCGATCGTCATCACGGCCAGTGCGCCGATATTCCAGCCCGGCCATGTCGGTGCGCCGTTCCGGCTGGAGGCGGCGGACTTTTCGACGATCCCAGCCTGGGAACCGCAGACCAAGGACATCACCGTCGGGCTGAAGCGCCGATCGGAGGGAAAGGTCTATGTCGCGGCCAGCGGCGGAACGACGGGCACCGTCGTGCCGATCCACACGACCGGCACCGAATGGGACGGCCAGAACCTGAAGGATGCGAACGACAAGGGGCCGTTCGGGGTGCAGTGGACCTATCTGCACGATCGGTTCGGGATGGTGCGGATCGATAGTGTCGCGGCCGACGGGATGAGCGCCGGTGCGACGGTGACGCGGCCGATCCCCGACAGCCTGAAGACGGTCCCCTCCTTTCGCTGGGCGCATGGCGCGTTCAGTGCTGCGGCGGGGTGGCCCAGCGTCGTCATCGCCTGGGCTTCGCGGCTGTGCCACTTCAAGGGGTTCGAGCTGGTCGCGTCGGTGGTCGGGGATTATCTGAACCACCAGGCCTATACCTCCAGCGGGGTGACGGCGGCCGATTTGGCGTTTCGTCGCACCCTGTCGACCGAGGACCCGGTGCTGTGGGCGATGGGCGACCGTCGCCTGATCGTCGGCACCGCCAGCCGGGAAATCGCGGTGGGCGCGATCAACCAGGCGCAGGCGGTGAGCGGCGACAATATCGAGGCGGTGCCGCAGAGCTTTTATGGATCGGAGCGGGTGTTCCCGATCCAGATCGGCACCACCGGTGTGTTCGTCCAGCGCGGGAAGCGCAAGCTGCGCCAGGCGGAATATGACTTTGCGCGCGACCGGTACCAGTCCGCCAACATGACCGTGTGGTGCCGCCACATCACCAAGGGCGGCATCGTCCAGCTGACGTTCCAGAAGGAACCGGAAGAACTGATGATCGGTGTCCGCGCCGACGGGCAGCTGGTGGTGCATCCGCATGCGCCCGAGCAGGAGATCAAGGGCTTTTCCCGCATCCGCCATGGCGGCGGCAAGATCCTGTCCGCCGTGGCTTGCGCATCCGCCAGCGGCGACCAGGACGAATTATGGGTGCTGGTCCAGCGGACCGATGGCACGCGCTGGGTCGAGCGCATGGCGGTGTGGCATGAGGATGACGATCCGATCGAGGATGCGTTCTATGTCGACAGCGGTCTGACCGTGATGGCGGCGGCCGGACAGACGCGCTTTACCGGGGCGGTGCATCTGAAGGGGCAGGCGGTCGCGATCCTGGCGGCGGGCGGCATCGTGACGGGCGTCACGGTGGCGGCGGATGGCAGCTTCGACGTGCCCGCCAGCGTGGTGCCCGCCGATCGGGCGTACCGGATGACGGTGGGCCTGCCCTATATCGGGCGGGCGGTGACGCTGCGCCCCGAGCTGCGTGGCGGCGACACGCAGCAGGGCAAGCGCCAGCGGCTGGTCCGCATGGTCCTGCGCCTGATCGCGACCGCCGCGATCCGCATTGGCCCGGCGGGGGGCAAGCTGGACAATCTAATCGACCGGGCCAGCAACGCGTTCATGGATGCGCCGGTTCCTTTGTTCACGGGCGATACCGATAAGGCCGTGTCCGGTAACTGGGGGCGTGATGGCCAGTCGGTGTTCGAGAGCTATGGCCCGTTGCCCGCGACCATCGTAGCGGCAATGCCGACGATCGCGGTGACGCAATGATCGCCATCGCGCCGATGGTCGCGACCGACGCGCTGGTTATCCAGCGCCAGGCCAGCCAGCGCGTCCAGTTGGGGATCGAGCGGGACATGAGCGTCGACGAGGCCCGCGACCTGGCGGAGGGGGCGGGCGAGGCGTGGACGGTGCGCCAGGACGGCCGCATCGTCGCCTGCCTGGGCTTGCGGGAGACGTTTCCGGGGGCGCAGGCGGTGGCGTGGGCGATCCTGTCCGATCGGATCGGCGCCGCCCATCTGGCGGTCACCCGTCATGCCCGGCGCCGGATCGCGGCCAGCCCGCTGGGGCGCATCGAGGCGATCGTGCGCGAGGCGGTCCCGGCCGAGCTGGCATGGGCGATGCTGGTCGGTTTGCAGCCCGCGCATATCCTGCGCCGATTTGGCCAGAACAGCGAGACGCATATCCTGTGCGAGCGCATCCGGGAGGGCGATTGAATGGAGGCGTTCCAGGCCGCGGGCAATATCGTCCAGGGCGTCGCGGGGTATGAGGCGGGCAAGTACAACCAGGCGGTCGCCAATACCGAGGCGATCGAGCAGGAGCGTGCCGGGGCGGCCGAAGAGGGCCGTGTGCGCGAAGCCGCGCGGGCGGCGATCGGCCAGCAGCTGGCAGCGCAAGGGTCCAATGGTTTTGCGATGGGCACTGGATCGGCGCTGGACGCCTTGGCGCAGAGCCAGGTGAATGCGGCGCTCGACGCGATGACGGTGCGTCGTGATGCCGCCTTGCGCGCCCGATCGGCGCGGACGGCGGGTGCCATTGCGAGGGCGCAGGGGGACAATGCGTTGGTGGCGGGGATGTTGGGGGCGGCCGCGCGCGTCACCGACTGGGCCAGCTCCCGAACCAGCGCTCAGTCGGGCACGACGCGTGGGGGGCGGTGATGGCACAGGAAATCGGATATCAGCGCCAGCTGGGGACGTCCGCGCCAGTGGGCTTGCCGAGCGCGTCGCCAGCCGCCTTCGGGGCGTCGATCGGCGCGGCGGTCGACGACCTGGGGCAGGCGGTCGGACGGAACAAGCTGACCCACCTGCAGATCGAGCGGCAGCAGCGGACGGATACCGAGGCCGCCGATTTCAACCGTCAGTTTGCGGACATGCGGGCCGCCTATGACCGTATGTCGGTCGATATGCGCGCCAAGTCCGCTCCGGGCGGGGCGGGCCATGCGCAGGCGATGGACGGGTGGTGGCGCGATCAGTCAGCTTCACTGACAGAGGGCATCACCGACGAACGCCTGCGGCGATCGGCACAGGCGCAGCTGGACGATTTCGGGGCTCGTATCGGCACGGCCGAATATACCTGGGAACAGGGCGCGCGGGTCAAGAAGCTGGTGACCGACGAGCAACAGGCGGGGCAGATCGCCGCCAATCGGGTGCGCCGGGTCGATAATCTGGATGCATTCGATCAGGAGCTGACCTATCGCCGTCGCGGTATCGAAGCGATGGTGGGCGTACCCGAGGACGTCAAGACCGGGTTGATCCACGAGTCCGATCAGTTGATCGCCACGTCCTTCCTAAACGGCGTCGTCGAGCGATCCCCCCAGCTGATCGACGCGTTGCTGAAGAGCGGACAGTTCGACGAGCTGGTGACGCCGCAGCAGCAAGAGCAGCTGCGCCACGGTGCCCAGGTGGAGATCCGGCGATCGGAAGCGGAGGCGCGTGCAGCCGCTGCCCATGACCGTTCGGTGAGGACGGACGAACTGGCGGCGCGCGAAGTGACGTTGAACGCGGGCGGTGGCACCTATCAGGATCGCCTGCAGCTCGCGCATGACTATGAGGCCATGGGCGACAAGTCCAAAGCCACGCAGTGGATGGGCGAGGCCGCGCAGTTCGGCACGATCCAGGCGAACAAGGGCATGGCGCCTGCGCAGCTGCGACAGGAAATCACGACGCTGCAGGGGAAGCAGGCGGGCGGTGGATTGAGCGGGGAGGAGGCCAATCGGCTTTCCGCCCTGCAAAAACTCAGCACGATCCAGGAGTCCAACCTCAGCAAGGAGGGCGGAGCGCTCCTGCAGACCCAGTATGCGACGGGCCGCGCGATCGGTGCCCTGAATGTGGCAGACCCTGCCTCGTTCCGAAGTCGATCGCAGCAAGCCATTGCGGCTGCGCGCGATTGGGGGCGTGCGACGGTCGAGCCCATCCTCCCGGACGAACTGCGTGCCTTCAAGGACCTTTATGCCAATGGCGTCAATGGTCAGCTGCAGGCGGTCGACCTGCTGCGCCAGTTCGGTGACGTCCGGGTGATTGCCGGGGCGGCGCGCCAGGTTGCGGGCAATGACGACGGGGCGTTTCGTATGGCGGCCGTCCTGCCGCACAGCGTGGCGCGTGACGTGTTGCGCGGGGCGGACACGCTGAAGAGCAATCCGCAGGTGTGGAAGGAAAAGCAGGCGTCCAGCGATTTCCAGAAATGGTTCGGGGTGCCGCTGTCTTTCCTGGGGGGATCGACCGCCAATGACGTGTATCAGGCCAGCCGGTCGTTCTTCGCACAGCGGGCGACCGATGGCGGTTTGACGCAATATGTGCCCGGCCGCTTTGCCGAGGCGGCCATCACCATCCTGGGCCGCGACCGCGACGGACGCGGCGGGATCGCGCATTGGGGCCAGCCTGATGGCCCCGTCGTCATCCTGCCGCGCAACCAGACCGCCGATGATTTCAAGCGGCGCCTGGCATCGGCCAGATTGCCCATGTACATCGCGGCATCCGGCGGTCGGAAGCCCGTCTGGGGCGATGGCCATCCGGTCAGCGAGGCGGAACTGAAGGGGCTGCTACCCACCGCATTGCCCGATGGGCGATACGGCTTCCGGCGATCGGGTCGGTTGCTGACCGATGACCAAGGTCAGGTCTTTGCCGTCGACGTCCAGGCGCTGACCGGGCGATGACCGACCAGCGCAGCCCGCTGATCGCGGGTACGGCATCGACCGATCCGACCTTCCTGCAGGGACGGTTAGGCGTATCCCGCCCCCTTCCGCCGCCCTCGCTATGGAACCAGTTCACCACCTCGATTCGAGGCGCAGCGGGCAATGACGATCCGGCCGCCGCAGCGGCGCGACGGCGCGACGCGATCGAGGCGGCCATGCAGCCGATCGTCGACGAGCTGCGCACGCGCGGTGTCGATGACCCGGCCTATACCCAGCGCCTGGCGCGCGACGGCTGGTCGCTATCCTATAATCGCGATGCAATCTGGCGGGGCATCGCACGGGCCCGCGCGACCGATGGCAAGGCGTTCGAGGGGATCGAATCTGATCCCGCCAAATTCGAGCAGCGGATCGCTGCACCGGTCGAGGCGACGATCGCACAGGAACGCGATGTTCAGGCGCGCAGCGGTTGGGCCGCCTGGCTGCCGGGGCAGTTCATCGGCGGCATGGCGGACCCGATCAACCAGATCGGCATGCTGGCGGGGGCAGGCACGGCCCGCTCGATCGCGCAGGCGGCGCTCCGCGACGCGCGGCTGAATGTCGGTATCGAGCTGGCGCAGGAGCCGACGCGCGCCATCGAGGAGGCGAAGCGCGGCAAGGTTCGTGGACCCAGCGAGGTCCTGGCCACGCTGGGGCTGGCGGCGGGGACGGGCGCTCTGTTTGGTGGTGGTGTCCATGCCCTGGCGGAAGGCGCCGCTGCTGCCCGTCGGTCGGTCGCGGGACAGTTGGCAGACCGGATGCGGCGGACGATCGGCGAGGACCGCATGACGCTGGAAGAGCGTGCGGCGGTCGCGGCACTGGATCGGGAAGACGAAATTGCAGGGGTGTCTCCTTACCAGCCCGGCGTGGGGGGCGACACGCACCAAGCGCGCATGGCGATGGCGCGCGACCAGCTGCAAACCGGTGAAGTCACACCCCCGCCCGCGCCGCGCTTCGACTGGCAGAAATTTGCGATCAAGACGGGCAGCGCGGAGAGCAGCGGCCGCTGGCAGATCCAGGCCGAAGGATCAAGCGCCTATGGCCTCTACCAGATCACGCGACCGACCTGGTTGCGGTTGCTGCGCAAAGATCCGGAATATGGCCGTTCGAATATGGACGACGAATATTGGTGGGGCAAGCGCACCAACCCCGCGATGCAAGAGCGCGTGTTCAAATTGCTGGTCGACGAAAACAAGGCTGCGCTGGAAAAGGCCGGTCAGCCTGTCACCGACGGCAACATGTATCTGATGCACTTCGCGGGTCAGTCCGGCGCGACCAAGATCCTGAGGGCGGCACCCGACACGCCGATCGAACAGATCATGTCGCGCGGCGCGATCGAAGCAAACCCATTCCTGAAAGGCAAGACGGCGGGCGACGTGGTCGACTGGGCCCATGCCAAGATGGGCGACGCGAAGCATGAGGGTGCGATCCTGCGGAAGGACGTGTTCGAGGACGATAGTGCGTGGGCCGGTGCCCAGGCGGAGGCTGACGCGGCCGCGCGGGAGATCGCCGCCCTTGATGCAGAGCGGACGGTGGTGCCCCGGCCGGACGAAGCCGATATCGGCGATCCGCGCACTTGGATGATGGACGATCCCGTAATCGCGCCGGAGGTGAAACCGGTGGGCATGGACTGGGAGCCGGGCGCCACGATCATCGAAGGACCGCGTGGCAGCTGGCTATCGGCCATGCGGGCCTTGCGGGATGCCGGGGAGGGCGAGATTGCCGGTGCGCTCCACCACCCGGATATCGGTCCGATCGATGTCAAATGGGGGACACCCGGCAAGGCGGCGCCGACCTGGGCAGGCGGGTATGGCCTTTCCCATATCCTGGCCAAGCACCCGGAAATGGAGGCGCGGCTGGCGGACCTGCCCGAGATTATCGCGGGCATGGATATCGTCAGCAATGACGGGCGGACAGTGCGCTTGCGCGGTGACCCGCATGAGGCGGGCGTGCGGCTGGACTGGGACGGCCAGGAACAACGCTGGCTGGTCACCGCCTATGATCCGCGTGGTGGTGATGCCCCGGCCGCGTCGGTGTCCTCTCGTGACGCGGCTGACGGTCGGGCCTCCCCCGACCACGGGGCAGAAGGCAATATAGATCCGGTGCCTGGGGCGGGCAAGTTTGCGGACTGGATCGAGGCGGAGACGGGCACCCGGCGCTGGGTCGTCGCGCCCGAGCTGACGCCCGAGCTGGCGGCGCGCGGCTATGAGATGGCGATCCCGGCCGAGGATTTCGCGGCCATGCGCGGGCGCTGGGCAGCGGGCGAGCGGCCGATCGGCGCGGACGGCGGGCCGCCGGGCGCGATCGAGGGTTTCGACGGGCCCGACGATATCGCGGCCGCGCGCCAGATCGACAGCCTGGAGCATGACCTGCGGATGTTCCTGGCGGAGGATGAGGCGGCCGGGCTGACGGTGCGGCTGGACGAGGAGGGGAATGTCATGAGCGCGGCAGATGTGCTGGACGAGCTGGACACCGATTGGTCGGTGCTCGACGCGGCGGAGGCCTGCATGAAGCCGGGCGGTGACGCGTGAGCCTGGGCCGCTGCATCCCCGACATGGTTCGTCGGGGCGAGATCGATCCAGTCCGCGCCAAGCGGATGAAGGACCTGTTCGATGAGCTGGAGGGCTATTACCGCCAGTCGATGGGCCCGGACGCTGCGGCGGCCGAAGCGAGCGAGGCGACGCTGCGCCAGCTGCGGACCGAAGCCCTGCTGAAAAAGCGCCAGGCGCTGTTGCAGATCAACCGCCAGCGCGACGCGCTGAAGGACCTGAAGACGTTCAAGGGGGATAACGCTTACGCGGCGGTCAACGCGCTCCTCGATGACGACGATCGCGCCCCGTATCGCAAGGGCAATGTGTCGACTGGCGCGCGCCGTATCGAGCGGCTGGCGCATGCCAAGATGACCGAGTTCATCGAGGCGCATCGTCGTGACCTCACCGGCAAGCCGAACGACCCGCAAGGGCTGGACGATGTCGGGCGGCAATTGTTCGGGCAGGCGACCGGGAACGAAAGGGCCACGGTATTTGCTGATGCGGTGATTAGCGTGCGTGAAGAACAACGTCAGCGCTTCAATGCAGCGGGTGGCTCGATCCGCAAACTCGACAATTATGGTGTGCCGATCAACTATGAGCCTGCCAAGGTCCGTGATCTTCCGGCCGAAGAAATGGTCAAGGATGCGATGGTCAACCTAGATCGTTCGAAAATGATCGACGATCGCACTGGCGTGCCTTTCACTGACGCAGGATTGAAGTCATTCTTGCTGAATGTGCGGGAAACGATCCGCACGAATGGTATGACTGGCGAGCCCAGCGCGTCGTTTCGGGGTGGCGGCAAGATTGCCAATCGCGGGCAAGAACATCGGGTGCTTCACTGGAAGGACTACGACGCCTGGAAATTCATGAACGAGAAGTACGGCACCGGTGATAATCTATTTACCGTGATCATGAGCCGTATCAGCGGACGATCACGCGAAATCGCGATGATGGAGCGGCTGGGTCCGAACCCTGATGCAACGGTGCGCTTCCTGCTCGACAAGATCGCCTATGACAAGGCGAAGGGCGACACCGCTTTGGTGCCGGAGGTCAGCGCGAAGTCGGTCGAGCGCCGCCAGACGGAAAACCTCTGGCGCTATGTGAAGGGCGATGCGACCGCGCAGCATATCTACCCCGATCCGATCCGGCGCGGGGTCGTGACGACGCTGCAGGGCGGGCGCAATCTGATCACGGCCGCTTGGCTTGGTTCCGCCACCTTGTCCTCGATCAGCGATATCCACACTCAGGCAATGGCGCGCGGGCTCTATGGCCTGCCCGAGACGAACCTGCTGACCAGGACGCTCGCGAGCCTGCGCGACAATGCCGGGCAGTTGAGCCATGAAAACCGGATGACGGCCGCGCGCCTAGCGTTGGGCATGGAAGACGCGGCGCATTCGCTGGGGCAGAGCGCGCGGTTTATCGGCGAGGTGACGGGACCGGCATGGACGCAGGTCGTGGCGGACGATGTGCTTCGCCTATCGGGTCTGAACCGATTGACCGAAAATCGGAAGAGCGCGTTTGGGCAGGCCTTGCTTGGAGCGATTGCCGACGAGCGGGCGCGGAATTGGGATGACGTATCGCCCGGGTTGCGAACCGCGATGGAGCGGAACGGCATTGATAAGTTCGACTGGCTGACCATCCGCAGGGCCGTAACGGAGATCCGAGGATCGGAATTCATTGACCCGACCCTGATCCGTGATCAGGCGGTGCAGAACCGCTTGCTCGACATGGTCATCCGGGGGCAGGCGACGGCGGTGCAAGAGGCGTCCGCCACCTCACGCGCGCTGGCAAACCCGATGGACTTGGCGAAGGGCAGCATCAGCGGCGAGCTGTGGACCAGCGCGTTGCAGTTCAAAGGGTTTGCCGTAGCGCTGATGGCCAGGCACGCCCGCATCATTAGTAATTTGGGGCCTGCTGGTGGCGCCATGTACGCGGCGCAATTCTTCATCGGGCTGACTATATACGGCGCGGCGGTGATCCAGCTGCGTGAGCTGGCCAAGGGCAATGATCCGCGACCCATGGATAATGCTGAATTCTGGGGCGACGCGGCGCTGCAGGGCGGTGGCATCGGCATCCTTGGCGATCTGGTCGGTGTGTTCAAGAACGACCGCATCGACAGCCTTGGGGGTTTCATCGGTGGTCCGATCTATGGCGCGGTGCAGGATGTGCGTGCTGCGGTGAAGACGGCGTTGCCGGGCAAGGAGCGCGCGGACGGTACGCACCGCGAAGCCAACCCGGGCGGCGCGGCCGTGAAGCTGGCCAAGCGCTATGTCCCCGGCTCAAATCTCTGGTACTTGCGCGCCGCCTGGGAGCGGATGGTCATCGACCAGCTCGACGCCATGGTCAGCAACACGCATGACCGCGACGTCAAACGCCGGGAAACCCGGCTGGAGAAGAACCACCAGGGCCAGTGGTGGCAGAGCGGCGAACCGATGCCGGAGCGTGCGCCCGACTGGGGCAACGTGGTGCAGGCAGAGCGATGATGACGGGACGAAACGCGCGTAAGACGCTCAGAGAGGCGCTGTGATCAACTCATATACCGTTGATGCGGGCGCACTCGGCTTTGAGTCCGTCAAGGACACTCTGCGCCTTTTGGTGAAACAGCAAAAGCGCTTCCGGGGCAGCGGTTCGCCTGGGCAGCGGTCCGCTGCGAAAGAATATTGTCACATGCGCTCCGGGTTCCTGATGCATTGTTGCATCTCGAACTCGAAGAAGTTCGATCTCCTTTTTGTCCGGGTTCCACACGGGCGGCCTCATTCCGAAGAAACCATCTCGGCCAAAACTCATAACCCCTCCGAAGATGCTGGTAACGACGCACCCTATCTCGAAACCAATGGTGTGTTTGGCGTTGGCAATAGTCGCTACCGCTCGAATGAGATCGTCTCCCCCGGTATATCCTTCACCAGTCGGGTATGGCTGCTGCCGTTTAATCTCCTCCCACAGGAGCGGGGGGACCTTGGGTTTTCTTTCCCTGCCTCGCAGGCGATGGCCCAAGTCTACAGGGCTGTCAGCCCAGGGATAGTTCAGCTTCTTCCTGGGGTCATTGATCGCGGTGCAAGCCGCAAAGATGGACTGATCGAACGAATTCCTAAGATTGTTGAGAGCTTCCGTCCACCTCTGCTCGATGACGTCGGGCAAATCCCTCTGCTGGACTATCTTATAGACGTAGTCCCCCGTATCCGAATCGAACTCAATCTTTTTGACGAAGGAGCCAGGATCTTGGCCGAAGGCCAAGAAATGTTGGATTCCTTCATGTATGGAGCGCTCCGCCCAATTGATGGTATTCTGGGGGCGTTGGAAAGGATCAGTTACGGGTCGATGTGTCATGTTGATGCGGCCTAGCAACTGATCGAAGCGCATATCTGCCTCCGTGGGATTATGTGCCACGGAGGCAGATCGCCGTCGATACCCCTTGCCGTCCGAATCGCCCTTGCGTTATGGAGGGGATGCCCGCTCAGGGCCCCGGTGATTACGGCGCCGGGCACCGCCCCCGAATTTGACCCATTGGGGGAAGTGCCGTGACCGTTGCCGCCAAACCAGCGACTATCAGCTATATCGAAGATGGCGTGTCCGTCAGCTTTGCGGTGCCGTTTCGGTTCAAGGCGGCCAGCGACCTGGTCGTGGAGCGGTTGATCGGCGGTGATGTCATCGTGCTGCAGCTCGGCACGGATTATAGCGTAACGGGCGGTGCGACCGACGCCGGTGGAACGCTGACCCGTTTGTCCGCCACGAACGGTGCGACCTTGCGGATCACGCGCGACACCGCCCGCGCCCAGCCCATGACCTATGCCACCGGCGACCGGTTCCCGGCCGTCAGCCATGAGGAAGCGCTGGATCGGCAGATGCTGGTCGCCCAGGAACAGGACGCCACGATCGCCGAGACGCGGGGCCGTGCCGTGATGGTGCCGGTCGGATCGACGATCGGCGATATCGTCCCTGCGGCCAATACCGTTTTCGCATTTGACGCCAATCGCCAGTTGGAGGCCAGGCCTATCGGCAGTTTTCCGGCTGGGCCGACCGGTGCATCCAACAACACCTATGAAACGATCGCCGAAATTGCCGCTTCCCCGACGACGCGCAAGTCCGCGACGCTGGCGCCTTTGGCGGGATCTGGCCTGAGCGCTGCGACCTACACGTGGAAGACGGGCAATTTTACCGGCCGCAACGATGTGATCGCCAGTGAATGGTTCGATCCCGTCATTGGCGGCATCGTTCCTATTTCGGCTGGCGCATGGGTCCTGCCCGACGCGCGGGCCATCAATTTCGACAATCGTCGCAACGTCAAACAGCGCCTGCAACTCGAGAAGTTCGTCACCGATAGCGACTTTGCGGGCGGCGCGGTGGGCGACGGGATCGCCGATGATACGGCCGCATTCAAGGCGTGTCGGGACGCGTGCCTGGCCTCCGGGAGCCGCATGCGCATTCCGGCTGGCAAATATATCCTGACGGATACGATTGTCGTCCCGGGATCGTTCGACATCGAGGGCGACGGAGGAGCCGTCACCCTTATTCTTCCGCGTTTCTCGACGCAAAAGGCGGTCTTCGATATCGCTCCGTCCAATAACGCCGTGGTCAACGGGATGCGTTTTTCGGGAATCGGCATGAACGGCCTGGGCTCGCCGATCATTCCCGATTTCATGACCATTCGATCCGCAGCGGTCAACAGTACCATTCGACAGTCGATGTTTACCGACCTGTTCTTTCAGCATGTTCGTCGGGGCATATCTTTGAGCGGGGTCATATACCGCTGCTCTTTCGAGAATATCACGGGGACCGACATCTCCGATATCGGTATCTATTCGGACGTCGGATTTATCGACGTCACGTATAACGACTTGCGTCAGATCGAGATGACAAATGTCGGTAACGGTGCGTGGGCCTATTACATCCGATCCTCATTTTCGACCTTCGACACGCTGACGAGCGACGGTGTCGCATATTTCTCAAGCCCGGGCGGGGTCATCCGCAATTACACGACGGAAACGGTGCAGGCGACAACCTTCCCCGCCGCTGCTGGCAATGCGGTCGTGACGATCAACCAGGTCCAGCTGCTCGACAATTTCACCATTCGCGGCGTGGACCCGGCCAAGAGATCCGTGGCGCTGCGTGTCACCGGCACGAGCGTGATCACCGCGATGCGGATGGTCGGGCCGCACCCGATCAATGCGCTGCTCTTAGATGCCGGCTCCGCTGGCGTGGTCAATACACTGCAGGTCGACAGCGCGATCAATCCGATCGAGTTGACGCATAATGAAGATATCTTGAACGGGTGGACGTTTAACAATTGCTTCCAGGTCACGGCGCGGGCGATGCGTTATGCGCAAGGTCCATGGGCACCGGTGTTTACCGGCTGGACTTCACCGCCGACCGTCAATGCGGCCACCTATGAGCGGATTGGCAACCGGGTGTTCGCGACGATCGTGGCGCAAGGCGGCATTGCTGATGCAGGTGCCAGTATTGGCGGCCTGCCCTTTCCATCTGCGTCCATGAGCGGCGGTGTCGCCATCTTCAGTTCGTCAGACCCGGCAAAGCGGATCGCCAATGGCAGCCTGGGCGCATCTTCCAGCACGGTAGGAGGCTTTGGTGCCGTCACCATGGCGGGTGTTTTCTGGACCATGACCGTGGAGTACCGCGCATGATGATCGGTGATCGTGTGACCACGCCCGTGGGCAGTGGGATCGTCGTGGGGTGGTATTCTAAAGGCGCACGAAAGCGCGTGACGGTCGCGATTGATGGTGGTGGCGACGAGCCTGAAGTCACTTTTGACGAAGATCTTATCGAGCGAGTCGAGGCATGAGCGGCGGGCCGACCGCTGGTGAGATCACCGGCATCATCGCTGCTCTTGCGGGTGCGCTGTTTGGGATGGGGCGTGGCGTCCAGTGGCTGTTCAGCTGGGGGGGAGCGGCGTGCGGAAAGCAGGGCGGCGAAGTTGCAGCTTTGGCACGAAGAATTGAGCGCACGGGAGGCGACGTTCGACGCGCGTGTCGAGGATCGACTGAAAACCCTCGAAGGCAAGGACCGGTTGCGCGAGGCGGAGAACATGGCGCTCCGCATGGCATTTGAGCTGGTCGCATCCGCGCTCCGTGCGATCGATCCGCGCAATACCGCCCTCAGCCGAGCAGAGCAGCTGCTGCAGGTCGCGTTCCCGCTCGCTCCGATTGTCCCGCCCGACATGACGACCTCGCTGCAGACTATCCATATGGAGGTGCAAGGATGAAGACGATCGACCAGTTGATCGACGAGGTGATCGCGCGGGAGGGCGGTTATAGCGATCATCCCGCCGATCGCGGCGGCCCGACGCGGTTTGGTGTGACCGAGCAGGTCGCGCGTGCCAATGGCTATGGCGGCGACATGAAGGTCTTTCCGCGCGACCGGGCGGTTGCGATCTACCGCGCGACCTATTGGACGCGACCTGCCTTCGATCAAGTGGCGTCCGTGTCGTCGTTGGTCGCGGCCGAGCTCTTCGACACGGGTGTTAACATGGGTGTGACGGTTGCGGTTGGATTTTTGCAGCGAGCGCTCAACGTACTGAACCGCGGTGCCGTCGACTATCCTGACCTCAAGGTCGACGGGCAGATCGGGCCGGTGACGATCTACGCGCTGCGTCAGTTCGTCGCTAAGCGCGGAGCAGCTGGCGCGATCGTCCTGGTCAAGGCGCTCGATGCGCTTCAGGGCGAACGGTATATCGCGCTGGCGGAAAGTCGTCCGGCCAATGAAGCGTTTCTTTACGGCTGGCTCAGCGAACGCGTGGGGCAGGCGGCATGAGCGCGCCCGATGAAACTGCGCAGCCGATCGTCGTTCCGCCCAGCATTCTGGCGGGCCAGGCCAAGGCCCAGCTGCGCCTGGCGCTGGCGGCCATTGGTGGCGCCCTGGTGCTGCGCAAGGCGCTGCCCGCATGGGTGGTCAATGATCAGATGCTCGATCTGGTCGCGGGCCTGATCATCTGGGGTGTCGCGGCCGCCTGGTCGTGGGGTCGCAACAAGCTCAACCATGCACGCTGGATCGCGGTCGCGGCCGATCCGCGCGTGCCTAACGACGCCGTGACGGTAAAGGGAGCCGAGTCATGAATGTCGCGAAACTGCTTAAGGTGGTGCTGACCGTGGCGCAGACGATCGTGACCGTGCAGGCGGTCGGAAAACCGATCGTCGATGCGATCAAAAAGAAGCCCGGCTAG